CGAGTGCCTGGATTCGAACCAGGTCAAAGCCGCTAATCTGGCGGAAAGAGTTTATAAGACTCCTCTGACTACCAAGTCTCACTCGCTTCTGCGTTTATGGTGCCTCGTTATTACACTCAGTGTATATTCGTATGAGGTCATCATCCGCAGGAATCATAACTGCTGCTCTACCATTCTCGTCCATTATTCCTATGTTCTCTCCGTTTTCTACTCTCTCAATCAGTTCATCAAACCTTTCTTGAAACTCTTCCACCGTGAAAACTTCCATTCAGTTCTTTTTCGATATTTATATTATAGCATCACTCGCCATAAATCGCAAGATCAGCATACTCAATCTGCTCAGGATCCAGTTGAGCAGTGACAACTTCCAATACATTCATAAACTCTTGAACAGTCTCACACTCAACCATACGCTCACTGCCCTGATCGCTGAGAAGAAGAAAACTGCGGGTGCATACATCAATCACAATGCCCTGAACGGTTTCTTGTGCGGTGCTCATTTGGTGTTCCGTTGATTACCTGAGTATTATAGGGTAGGTGGGGGCGGGTGTCAAGCGGATTCGATCACGATCCTGGCATTTCCATTGACCGATCCGCCAGGCCCTCTGTTGGGATCGTTCACGCCACCCTCAATAGTATTAGCAAATATACGGGTGACTCCACCAGTTACATAAGAAGGATTTATATATCCAGATCCTCCTCCACCACCAGAAGCGGCACGGGTTCCAGATCCATAGTCATCTCCTCCGCCGCCTCCGCCGCCACCATAGTATCCACCACCACCTCCTCCGCCACCTGACCAGTTTGGATAAGATCCAGAACCTTGTCCACCAGTACCACCCTGTAATGCGGACCCAGGAGTTGCAGATGTTCCAGAACCTGCTCCTGCTCCTCCACCGCCACCTTGCGTACCACCAGAACCTCCTGTGGATCCAGTTACGCTGTCTGGTGAGTTTCCACCATTATTGCCCGAAGGTGCTCCACCGTGCCCTCCCGCAGCACTACCAGACCCACCAACAGGAGGAGCACCACCTCCACCTCCACCTGCCATCATAATTGCTGATGGTTGACTTACTGATGGTCCATAAAACATTCCAGCATATCCACCTCCACGTTCACCTCTGTTTAAACCAGATCCAGATCCAGGTCTAGATGGTCCTCCACCAGTGTTTAATGCAATTGTGTAAGTTTGTCCAGAAGTGAAGGAAACAGATCCTGTTGAATAACCACCTGTTCCACCATATCCTTCACCTTGTCCACCTTGCCCCCACATTTTAACAGTGGTACTAAAAGTTCTTTGAGCAACTAATGTATAAGATGTTTGTGTTCCACCATCTAAAATTAAAGCACCATTTGAAGATAGACTCCACTCACTAAGTCCACTTACAGATGGTGTCACTGTAAAATCTATTGATGAAGCACTAGTAAATCCAAATGCTTTTGCACTTAAAGATGATAAAGTTCCAAGAATAGGCATAATATTAAGAGAACTTTGTTTGAGATGCAAGAACCGTAAAGGTTGCGTCAGCAGTTTTTACAATTGTATATGTGTAGATATTAATAGAACTTGCAAATCCTGAAGTAGGTGCAGTTCCACCTTGCCATTTTGGAGATATTGTTGTTCCATCAACTTTAAAGGTGCTTGCATACTTTGCACTTGAACCTTGTGTACTTAAAATAGTTACAGTTACACTTTTCCCAATTGGAAGAATTGTGTTCAAACTTGTAGAAGAATTCCCTCTAACATTAAAAGTCCAATTATCTGTTGCATTGGCAGTGTAATAAAATAGTGTTCCAGAAAGAATATCAAGATCAATCGTTCCTGTTAATGCTGTGGAAGATAGATTTACATTTTCAAAGAGTTGTTGGACAATACCAGTTCTCTCTAATGTAACTGTATTTGCGATTCCAATATTACTTTGAGAAAAAGTAACTATACCAACACTATTTGTTGTTACAGTAATAGTTTCGTCACTTTGAACTGTGACATTTGAATTATTTTTAATAATTCTATCAATACTTACACTCGCAGTTTCTAATCCATAAACCTTTCCAAAAAAATGAGCATCATCATTGAAAAAAACAGTTTTTCCAAAAGTTTGTAAGTCTGATAATTCCTCTTTATCTTCGAATGGCATAATTTATCTCCTTATAAGAAACCACCAAGAACTCCCTGTGCAAGATCTCTTACATAAGTTCCTTTAAAAGTTTTATCCATAAATGTTGCTTGAACTGGTGCTAAATTTCCTGCAAGAGCATCGCAGTTTGCAATATTTGATTTAAGATCAATCTTATTTCCTGCTTCGATTCTGACATTGTTTCCTGCTTTTAAAGTTAAATTTTCATCAGCATCAACAACTATATTTGCTCCACGAATACGAACTTGCCCATTTTTCTCTGCGGTAATCCAAACGTCACCATTCTTCCCAGTGATAACAATATCAACTCCTGTTGAACTGCTTTTCTGCCCTGCAACAATTTCAATCGATTGATCATTATAAATGTGATATAATCCGCCAAATTGCATTCCAACACTCGATGTCATTCTTTCATCGGTGACAGCATACAGGTCATAAACGGAAGTTCCGTTTAATCCCATTTGTGGATTTCCAGTATCAATCCTGAAATGAGGGCTAAAAGACTTTGACTTTCTTCTTTGCCAGTTTTGTTTATCAAAAGGTCTTTCTGCCATTTTACTTACTAATACAATCTATTTGCTGTTTAACTTCACCTTGATATTGCTTTCTTGGTTTGAGAGTTGCTTTAAGAGTTGCCCCATAACCAGTCTGACTCTTAACTTTCAATATGGGCAAGTCTTTAACTTCATTCACGTTATTGTTTTCACTATTTATTGGGAACACTCTGATGATTTGACCAGTTCTATTATCAGTATCAACCTCAATCTTATATTCAACCGTAGGATTATTTAAATCAATAACCGTATCAGTATTAGTGTAGTTTATTCCTGGATTAACAATCCTAATACCATCAATTACATAAGGAGGTTTAGACTCTGGTGTTTCTCCTGGATCACTTAATGGATAGTTTTCACCCTCAGAAACAATATAAATGTCAATTACTTGCCCATACGTCGGAGATTCTTCATCATAATCAACGACTGCTCTTGCAATTGCACCATATCCTTGATTACAATCATCTGTAATTTCAACATATGGTGGATAATCATAACCAGATCCACCATTAAGAACATCGATACCAATAATACTTCCTGTTGCTGTTGCTAAATCACCAACTATTGATCCAAGTATTGCTTTACCAACTGCACCAGTTCCAGTGCTTCCAAATATTTTAACTTTAACACCACCACAATTTGCAGGACTTCCACCAAAACAATCAGAGACGAGACCTTCAAATCCTGGATTTGAGAAACCTTTATTTAAGAAATCAAGAGATCCAACAGACTTAACTAAATCAGTAACTGCTTCTCCTGTATCAATAAATGAAGTAGCAATAGATGCTGCAAGATTTGCAGATGCCATAATATCAGAAACTGAAATTCCCTTTTGCTCTTTTGCACCCTTTCCGATTACCCACTGCTCAGTCTGTGCGTTGTAATTTGGTGCAACTTCATTGCAAGATAATTTAAAGTTTCCACTTAAAAGTCCCTCTGCTGCACTTCTTAGCGAAGAGATCAAATTAAATCCCATTAATATTTTTTCTACTCCACCAAGAACAGGAGATAGAATAGATTCTATTCCACCAATAATATGATTTACTAATCCACCAACAAACTGATCTGCAATACAACTCACAAAATTAGTAACATTATCTGCAACTGAACTTAAAAGACCTTTGATAATATTACCAAGACTACTTAAAACAGAATTTGCAACACAAGGTAATGCATTTTGAACTGCTTTAACTGGTGCAACCATCGCTGCTTGTGCTGCAACTCCTGCCTTATGCGCTATCATATCATTTTGAGTTGCTGCAAAAACAATTGCATAAACTGTTCTATACAGTAATTTCAATCCAGCGTTCAAGATTGGAGCTAGATTCTTATATAATTTGTTGATCATTCCACCAACAAGACCGCTTGATATTTTTTGAATCTTTGCGGTAATTTTACCAATTTCCTCATCAATAAATGCTTTTGCCTTTCCAATAGATCCAGAAACAGTATCACTGACCGATTGAACTTTACTTACAAAATTATTAATCTCTGTTGACATTTTGTCAAGAGTACTTGAATTAGATCCACTCGCCGCTTTTACAACATCGCCAATTGCAGTGTAGGCAGATCTTTCATCTGGACCAATTTTTTTTGCTTGTTGTAAGCTTACGTATCTTGGAGACTTTTGAGAGTTTGCATTATTTTCATTTGATTCATTTTTTACAATATTTGCACCATCATTATCAATTTTACTTGTGTATCCAGTAAATGGTTCAAATGGTCTAGAATATTCCTTTGTAGATACTTCTGATGTTCTACCAAATACTCCTAAAATCATTGGTAAATTAAAATCAGGAGCTCCGTCTAAGAAAAATCCAAAGACCATATCTCCTGGTGATATAGAAACGCTTGTGAATTGATTTGCTGCACCAGATCCAGCAGTCGTTGGCAGCATCACTTGTGCCCAACGAGCATCATCTTCCTTTAAGTCAGAAACCTTTGGAGAATCATAACCCAATATACGAACTTTATATCTGTTACTCCATCCAGCACCATTAATTTGTCCTTTTTGAGAATCCTCTGGTTGGATTTGCCCAATCCACCATATAAATCCATCCCTTCCAATGAAATTTGATTTTATAAGAGACTGATCTAACATTCCTTAATCTACCTTATTGTTAGTTGCGAATTGCCCAAATGTATCTCTAATTAATTTCATTGATGTATACGATCCAAAAGTATCAAAATGATGACAAAGTGCTTTAATCATATATAGACCACTTTGTTGATTATCAAACTCTTTTTTTGCCGATAATGTTGTTTTTGGAAAAAGACATTCAATAATGTCTCCTGCTCTCAAATTTGTATTTGAAGGAACAGTTACAGATAATACTTGTGTAAAAAGAGTATTATATCTCACCAACGATTGTGCCTGAAATTCTGATGCATCTGCATTTTGATCAACCGAAACTTCGGAATCAAAAGTTCCAATGTCGGCAATTGATGCCACCGTTCTTGATGTTGTTTCTCCGAGATCTAATGCTGCTGCATTTGAAAACGAAATTTTAGGTGCTTTTATTTCTTCACCAAGATTTTTTAACTTTCCAGAGTAATCCTTTGTCTTAAAGTCTTTAATAGTTACCTTAAAAGTTCTTGGATCAAAGATAACTCTTTCTGTGGCAAATGCACCCATTCTTAAATTTTCTAATAATTTTTGATTACTTGAAGTATTGTAACTTAAAATATTAAAATCATTATCTCTTTGATCTCTTGATGCATTAATTTCCGTATATGTATAAGTTGCTTTTGGTGGTTGAGTAATTAAACTATCAATAGATTTAAAAAAGAATCCGTCTTTTGTTTGGAAAAAAACAAATCCAGCACTGCCATTTTCTTTTAAAATATCTGGAACTGCCTTAGATGCAAGTGTTACTAAAAGACTAAATGGTTTACGGGAATTGCCTACAAAAGCATATTTGTTTGAAGTTTGATCTATTTCTACTTTTTTATTTGTTCTTACGTAATCTTTTATAATATTTTCTACCGAAGCGGAAATGGGTGAAGATGATGGATATTTTTTAGTAACACTTTCAGTTTCATTTATAATTGCCTCCTTCGATGATAAATGTGCAACAAATACTTCTCTTTGGTTCTCACTGATTACATTACCTATTTTTGAAACATAGAGATTCTCTTCTGAATTTGTTGCAAAATCTAGTCCAGGATTTGTCGGGGAGTTTCCTGCAATTTTAAGAGCAACTCTTTCACCACCTCTTAGAGGAAGCCCTTGATAGATTGATTGCATTTCACCATCTGGTGTCATGCAAACTAGATCTGGATTACCTTGATTGTCAGATTTTGGAACACTGTTTCCTGTGTTTGTAACAACAATTGTTGCTGTTATATTGGGTGAAAAAATATCTTCATAATAATCAATAGAAACCGTGCCTAGTCTTACATCGACGGTTTTTTTACCGTCTCTTGATTCTATTGTAAGTGTTTCGTATATGGACTGTTCTATTGCAGACATTTATTATGCTAGTTGGAAATACTGACTTTGTTCGATATATCTATTTAATCCACTTGTATCAGAACTTGATCCACTTAAACCACTACCACCTCTGGAAGATGGTGCAGGTGCCTGTGCAACTTGTGTTGGTTCTTGCATTGGTACTAATATAGTTTGACCTTTTCTTTCTGGTGTGACTTGTGTTGCAGTTTGAGTAGATGGTGGGTTAGCACTTGCGATTTGTATTCCTGTTGCATTCGCTGGTTTTGCAGCAGTTTGGGGTGCAACAGTTTTTCTTCCAATATCTAAAAGATTTAGATATGGTTTTGGATCAATTGGTCTTCCGTTTGGGCGAACTTCATAGTGTAAGTGTATTCCAGAACCAGAACCAGTATTTCCAATTTCTCCGATCACTTCTCCATTATAGGGTCCAAGTTTAACAAAAATTCTTGCAAGGTGTGCAAAGTAATATTCAGTATTACCAGATTTAATGATGACTAGATTTCCATATCCACCACCTTGACCAGCATAAGTAACTGTTCCAGATGCTTTAAACCCAACTAACCATCCTTTCTGTCCACTAGTTCCTATGTCAATACCTGCATGACTTCTTGTGGGAGTTCTATATGCTCCATAATTACCACCACCTCCCGAAAGACCAACCTCACGTGTGCCGCCAGAGGGTCCAGATACATTAATCTCATCCTTGACACGAGATCTTGGTAATGGGGTGGATGGTGTTGGTGTTATTGATGGTTTTCCAAGTGGAGTTTCACGAGCTTGCTCTACTATTCTAATTTGTTCTGCCGAGTACCTTGATCCACCAACTGTCCAAGGTTGAATTCCTCTTTCTTTAATAAGAGCAACAGCCATTAAATCTTGATTTTCTGGACTAAATGGATCACTAGGTTTTAAACCAGCGGACTTCATAACTCCTGGAAGAGTATTTGGAATAAATTGATATCTTCCAGCAGCATATACACCATAATCACTAATTTGTGGATTGTTTTTATTCATTAACCATTGTTGTCTTTGAAGAACTTCACCAATGGTCATATCTGTAAGATTTTTTTTAATCTGAGTTCTAGAATCTAAAGTAGATCCAACGATTTTTTTACCAATTGTTCCCTGATTCATTGCATTATAACTTCCACCACTTTCTGGTCCAGATATAATATCAAGTGCCTGTTTATGAATGGGTTGCAATTGTCCTGTTGCACTAGTTCCAGGAACTCCTTCCGGCGCACCAGGTGGTGGCCCACCCTCATCAAAATCTAATTGATCAAATCCAAGATCAAGTGGTGTTGTAAGCAATCCTATTGCACTGTTAATATCATTTTCAATACCAATCATCCCATACTGTATGGTTGATAATGTATTGTCGATTAATTGCTTTTGATCACTAAAATCAAAACCAATTAAATTTCTTAATGTTCCAACTAGAAGTCCACCAAATCCAGAAAGTATAGACGTAACATTGCCAATAAAAGATCTTAATACACCAAGTAATTTTCCACCTCTTTCTATAAGTTGTTCTCCAAGACGAATAATAGTTGGAAGATTATTTAATAACCATCCAACCATCAATGTCCCCACAAAGTCTAGTATTCTACCAAGAAATCCTTTGGTGCTTGATGCTATTACTTTACCTTGTCTTTTGATTGCTCCACCAACACTTGAAGATTCAACAATATCTTCTCTTTCTCTTCTACGAACTGCTTCTCTTCTTCTTTGAAAATTAGTGTTGGCAATTGATATTGAACGCTGCTTTTGTCTGTTAGATTGTGAGATAGTTTGATTTATTTTAACCGTCGTCTTTTGAGCACTCACAATACTCTTATTAAATGACATAACAGACTTTCTGATACTATTAACACCTATTGATGATTTTAGTAATGTCCCTTGAAGTTGAGTTGCCATATTATGTCATCGGTACATTATAAACACTGTGAGAATAGACTAAAAGATAATTATCTTTATTTTCTGCATCAATTGAGGGGACTGAGTTTGCTACTCCACCAGTCTGACTTGAAGCAACTGGTTGTGTTTTTGCTGATGATCCTGGTATTGGGAATGGTAAGATTGTTGGTGCTGGTTCTGGTAAAGGTCCAACACTTCCTGCTTTCGTAGTTGCCTCTTGTTTAATTGGTGATATTTGTGCTTCTGATATTTTTGATGAACTTGAAATTAAAGTCTCTCCACTTAGTTGATCAACGCTAATTTCTCCGTATAATGGTGCTTGTGCAAAATCTTGCTGACTTGCATTTGCTATTACATCTGATTGTTGCTGAGTACCTTTATCATTCATTAGATTCTCAGAGTTAAAAGCAACATCTGGAATTTTATTGTTTAATGGTTGTGATGATAAATTTTTATTTGCACCACTATTCCCACCACCAAACATTTCACCTGCTTTATCATAAAATCCTTTCACTGGATCTATTGTTTGACCGAAAATAAAACCCCCAGCACCGAGCCCAGTTAATAATTTTAACCAAGGTGGTCCAGGAATTTTAGAGGCAAAATTTCCTGCCATAGCTGATAATCCAGCAGCACCAAAATTACCTGCTGCTGCTCTTGCAGGATCTTCTCCTCCTGCCACATCAAAAAGAGTTCCTAATCCACCAGCACCAAGTATAGAAGTCAATCCAAATCTGTTTAATCCTTGTCCAGAAACTCTTTGTTCTGCTTCTGCTACTGATCTTGCTGGACCTGCTGGTGGTGGTGTTGCTGGTGGTGGTGTTCCTTTACCACTATTTGAAAAGTTGGGAAGAATATTTTTAATTTTAGGTATAAGTCTATTTGCTGCTCCCTTTACACCATCAAGAAGTGCTTGAACTGGGGTTAAAAATAACCCTTGTGCAACAGCAGCAGTAATTTTTGATGCAAATCTAGTTAAACCATTGAATACTGTTGTTAATCCAAATCTGATTCCAGCATATATTCCACCAACAATACCAAGATTTTTTAGAACATTATTTCTTATGTCTTCTAATTTTTTCTTATTACCTTCACCTAAGGCTTTAATTGTTTCTATTGATTGATTAATTAACCAACCACCTAAAATTGTAAGAAAGAAATCTCTAACTCTTGAAAGAGTGAATGATGCCTTTGCTGCTACCTTTTGAACAGGAGCAACCAGAGCATTTTGTATTCTTCTTTCAATGATACTTTCTTTACCTTCTCTTAACTGTTGTTCTGCAAGTCTTCTTTCCTGATTCTGTTCTTGAATATCTTTCCTTCTTTCTAACCCAGAACTTTGATTGATGTTTGTATAGACAGCCTGCATTGAGGCACTTAAAGAATTAACTTGCTGAGTAAGAGATGCAAGTTGTCCAGAAACCGTATTTAATGCTAACGAGTTTCTCTGAATTAAGGATGTTGTGACTGGATCTGGTTGCGCAACAGGAGCAGGTGCAGGTGCTGCTCTAACAAATGCATCGGCAGACACTGTTCTTCTAGCAACCTTTAATCCCCCTGATATTGGCGATTTAATCTCAGCCATTTACTCCCTGCTTAAGGTTTTCTTCTTCAATGTATTGTTTGAGAAGAGAAAGATAAATTTCTCTCTCCCACGGTATCATATTTTCAAGCTCTGTCAAGCTATATTTATGGTGCTGCATCAATGAAAAATTAACTTTATAGTATGACTCAAGATCTTCATGAGCCATACTCACCCGAAAAAAGCTGATAGACCCTCCAATACAACTTCACTTTCGACACCAGTATTTGGATTTTTAATTTTGATGATATGTGAAAGTTTTGGCATTGTATCAAAGAAAGTTTCAATCTCTTTAAATTGTTTTGAACTCAACTGCTCAATAAATTCTTGAAGTTCTTTTTTAGTGCAGTCTGATGCAGACCAAGATTCTTCTTCAGAATAAACTTGCTCAATACAAGAAGCAATCAAATCAAATGTTTCCGACACACCAATTTCACCACTATCAGCAAAATTACTCTTCACAAACTGATCCATTGAAGGATATTTCATTCTCAAAATCAAATTATCATCGAGTTTAATATCCTTTGAATGTTTCTCGTCAACCTGAACTTGAATTTCATCAAGATTAATTAGAGTTGGAACTTGGGTCACATTATCATCTGGGCAAGTAATTAAAACTTCAACATCTTCTCCAACAGATTTACCACGAATGTTGAGGAATAGATATTCAATATCAAAAGTTGATAGTTCTTCAACCTTGATACCTTTTGTTAAGATACAAGCAGAAATTACATTCTTTACTGCATTTGCAATCTGCTTAGCGTCCTCACTTTCCATTGCAATAATCAAGATCTTTTCTTCTTTGACTAGAAAAGGTCTATACTTAATCGTCTTTTTAGACGAAGGAATTTCCAACTCATAGGTTGGAGTAGAAATTTTTGGTAAAGGCATAATAATCCTTACAAGTCAGATAAAAATATTTAGAGGGTTCGTCTAGATCCTATTACTGATCCAGAATTTTTTGCCGATGGTAATTGATCATAAAGTTGTCCAGTCACAATTGCTTCGGTGGCTGAAATATTAGACGGTCTAAATCTAACTCCACCTGCACTAGCAGCACCAGCAGACATTGGAATATAGACGGGTTTATTTGAACTCGTCTCATTTAAGAAGTTAGTTTTGAATTCTCCAATTTGATTATTATCTTCTCTTCTTGCAATATCTATACTATATGTCTTTCCACAAACATATCTTTCATAGTTAAATGATGCACTTGCCTTTAAAATTCCAGAAGATTCATAAGATACTGCCGTTGAATTTAATGACAGTGGGAACAATCCATAAAAAGTATATTCAATATATCTGTTATAATCTCTATCAAATTTTATGATTCTTGTGGCATTACACTTATATTGCTCGGGATACCTCATTCGATAATAATATCCCTCTTGATAAGGTTGCTCAAAAGATCCACTCGAAATAAACTCCATCCAGTGCTCTATAAATTTCAAAGTTCTATATGAATGATCAACATAGAATTCCAAATCTAGTTGAACAAAAGTTCTGGTATGCGCCATTTTTTCGGCAACACCAGTATAGTTTCCAACAATATCTGATGTTGCAAAAGAACTTCCTGGAAGTGAAGCAGAATTGCATAGTAGTCCAACTGATTCATTAATAAATCTAGAATCAACTCCTCTTTGAAGTAAATAAGATCTTAGTGGTCCGGACAGTCCTCCAAAAATCACCTGATAGTGTGAGGTCTGAGCAAGTCTGCTAAACAGTGGTTTGAACTCTGATATTTTTCTTGGTCTTGGTGCAGGCACTCTAAATACCTATTATGAGTCTTTTAGTTATTTAGATGTCCTATAAGGGAAAATATAAACCATCATATCCACAAAAATACAAAGGAGATCCCACCAATATCATATACAGATCATTATGGGAGCGCAAATTCATGGTCTATTGTGATCTGAATGAAAATGTTTTGGAGTGGTCTTCTGAGGAAAAATGTGTTGCTTATAGATCTCCAATTGATGGAAGAGCACACAGATATTTTCCAGATTTCCTTATCAAAGTCAAAGAGGAAAATGGTTCTGTCAAAAAATATATGATCGAGATCAAACCAAAAAGGCAAACTGTCCCACCACCAAAACCTAAAAGACAAACAAAGGGATACATCTACGAAGCATATGAGTATGCTAAAAATCAAGCAAAATGGGAAGCAGCAAGAGAATGGTGTGCAGATCGTGGTTATGAATTTAAAATCATCACAGAAGATCACTTAAATATCAAATAATGCCAAGAAAAAGTCTAAAAGAAAGACAACAAAAAAAGGTCACAGATACAGATACGAATCAAAACCGAGTTCGTGCTGTTCTTGATGGAATCACAGGAAAGGAAAGTGGTGATGATTTAATGTTGGAACTTTTAGAAGTGATTCCTGAAAGTGGAAAAATACCAAGACCAGGTAAATTTTATATTTTTGTTTACAATGCCAAGACTCCTAATATTCAATTTGATCAAAATCCTCTTGTTGCTGTGACAGATGTTTTTCGGTGGGGATTTAAAGGAATCAATATGCACTGGGGAGAAACTCGTCAATATACTTGGGATGAGGTTGCTGGATCTTTATATGAAGTCTTCCCATCTGAAATAAAAGACTTACAAGCAATACCTTTTGCGAATTTCCGAATAAATAACTAAAAAAGTATCATAAATGCCACTCAATGTCGGGGCTCCAATAGGGAGTGAAGCATATACTACCGCATCCACTCAAAATGCATATGCAAATGCATATGGTTCTGCAAATGTTTCTGCTGGAACTGCGTCTAATACTGGACCTTATTCATTCAGATATCCTAAGAAAAGATTAGATAATACTGCTGATTACCTAGAAATTAAAGTATTTGATTATGTTCCTGGTGGATTTGAACTTGGTCCACCAATACAATCACAAACAGCAAGGCAAAGATTAAAAGCAAAACAAAGTAGTCCAAAAGGTTATATACTTCTACCAATACCACAAAATGTAAGTGATAATATTTCCATGACTTGGGGTGAAGATAGTATAAATCCAGTTGAAGCCGCACTATTTGCTGCTGGATCTGATGCTATCAACAATCCAAAAAAAGCATTTGACGATGCAATTGCTAATGTTAAAAATGCTTATCAATCTGGAATGACTGATTTGCAGAAAAAAGCCTTATCCAATTATATCGCCGCAAGAGCTGTTAATACGTTATCTTCAAACGTCACACCAACAGGATATGTTTCAAGAACAACAGGTGCAGTCTTAAACTCCAACTTGGAACTACTTTTTCAAGGTGTAAATTTGAGAACCTTCCAATTTACCTTTGATATGGCACCAAGATCAAATAATGAAGCAGAAGAGATTAAACAAATTATTAGAACCTTTAAAAGAGAAATGTCTGCTAGAACCAGTGGTGGTGCAGGATCTGGTTCTAATAGTGATGTTGGATTGTTTATAACTGCACCTAGTCTTTTTCAATTAACTTATAAAAGTGGTCCAAGAAAACATCCATTTTTAAATACATTTAAGCCTTGTGCATTGACTGACGTTGCTGTGAATTATACGGCATCTGGAACTTATGCCACATATGAAGATGGATCACCAGTTCATATTCAAATAGGATTAACATTTAAAGAAATTAATCCAGTCTACTCTGAGGATTATGAAAATGAAGAGGAAGCAAGAACAGGAGTAGGATACTAAAATGAGTTATTTCAGAGAACTACCAGATTTAGATTATCAATCTTCATTACCACACAAAAACTCCTCAAAAGAGTATGTGAGAGTTAAAAATCTCTTCCGTAGAGTTAAATTACTTGATTGGTTACAAGATAAAGCAACTCTTTTCAATAAGTATCAAATTGAAGAAGGTGAAAGACCAGATCTTGTTGCTCAAAAACTTTATGGTAGTGCAGACTATGACTGGGTTGTTTTATTAACTGCTGGTATTATCAACGTAAGAGATCAGTGGCCATTATCCAATCGTGATCTATATGTCTATGCAGAAAATAAATATACCACTCAAAACTTATCTAATATTCATCACTACGAAACAATTGAGGTAAAAGATTCGAAAGGAAGATTAATTTTACCGAAGGGGCAAATTGTAGATTCAAACTTTAAAATTACAGTTTCACCTGGTGCAACATACAAAGGTGTTGGTGCTTATGAAACTACAATATTTGCACCTGACACAACTGGTCAGATAAATCCAGTCATAGGTGTAACAAACTATGAATATGAATCTAAACTAAATGAAGAAAAAAGACAAATTTATGTATTGAGACAATCTTACTTACAACAATTCTTAAATGATATGAGAGTGATTATGCATTATGATAGAAGTTCTCAATACGTTGATAAGAAACTAATTCGTACTGAGAACACTCGTCTCATCGGACCATAAGAGTTTCAGTTTTTTATCAAACATCATCACATATCGGTGCTTTCGGGAGCGGTCTCTCCATTCTCCCGCAGCACCTTTCATTTTACCTCTTGAATGTTTGGTGCCGTCTGCATAATAGAAATCTTTTTTTGCATCTGTAAGACCACAATACTTAAAGTTACAAGCGCGATAGATTGTGCCAGTATGAAAATCGTTATCAGCGTAAGAGATGATTGCTTTAACTTCAGTATCCTTTCGTAACTGTTTAATCGCTCTTGAAACGAACCAAGAAGTGATATTATACTCTCCCTGTTGGGTGTCAGGATGTATGCAAAGTCTTGAAAGTTCAAAGAGTCCTTCTTGTTCATTTCTTGCTAATCCAAATGCTCCTTGTGCTACTTCTGGAACTGGAAGTCCAGTAAAAATACAAACGCCAACTGGTCCCCCAATATTCAAAGGGGAAAAGTCATTCTTTCGGAACAAACCATAATTATATCCTGATTTGTAACCTTTTGAAAAATCTTTGAGATAGTGATAGGTCAGTAGAAGTTCTTCCGCATCTTTCTTAGTGATCCTATCAATGTAAAAGTCCGACTTCATAAAAAAAGGGGGAGACCCTTGACCTCCCCCACATTATAGCACTTTATCAGTCTTCTGCCAAGCGGGCAAAGTAACTGAGTGCATCGTCGTCCTCATCTTCTTCGACAGTAGCAACGGCACGACGGGTCGGTTGCAGGTTGTTAAGTTCAGAACGAAGATCATCATCCAGTTCCTTCACAGGACCACGAGAATAGGTCTCTTCTTCTTCAACTTCTTCATCAACACGACGAGAACCTTTGGAACCCAACACATATTCAAGACGCTTTTTCAGTTCATCATAAGTCTTGAACTGATCGGCAGCAACGAGTTCGGCAAGAGAATATTGCTTCTTCCAGATCGCTTCCATTGCATCGTCATCGTCCAGCAGAGGAGCAGCAGCGGCAAACTCACTAGAATCATAGTTACGATAACCAGCAACGTTCTTTGCTTTCAGTTTGAAATTGGCACCTTGCCAGAAGTCAAACGGATCAATTGCTTCCTCATCTTCAAACTCAGGTTGCATCGCAGCAGTCAGTTTGTCAAAGATCTTCTTGCCAAACTTATACAGGAAAACTTTGCCTTCGTTAGAGGGATTAGCAGGATCCTTCACCACATAGATGTTGGAAATGTAAGTCAGTTTACGCTTTTGCTTACGTGCCAGTTCCTTACCAGCATCAGTGCCGTTGTTCCACAGTTCGGAGTTCAGTTCCGACACAGGATCCTTCTGACCCAGAGTAGTCAGGGAATTCTCAATATACCAACCACCAGAACCTTGAAATGCGTGACTGTAGAGTTTCACGAACGGAAGGTCCTCACCGTTCGGAGCAGGAAGGAAACGGATCACGGCATAACCATTGCCGCTCTTATCTACATCCAGTTTCCACAGACGGTCATCAGAAGAACCGCTGTTCGTATTCATTTTTTCAACTTCTTTAACCAGTTTGGCAGTAAGATTGCCAAGTTTAGATTGCTTCTTAAGATCTGCAAAGCTCATTTTAGATTCGGGGGATTAATTGGATTTGTCGGATTTGATTTTCGACATCTTTATTATAGAAGACCTATAAAGGGAAGTCAAGCCCTTGTCCATTTTTTATGTTGTGTTCTTCCTTGTTCTTCTTTAAGGACTCTTCTCATAGCTCCTGGATCTAATTTATTAAGAACACAAAATTCTTTAAGATTTTGAGTGACGTGAATGTTTCCAAGAGGATCTTTTAATTTCCAAGTAATTGGATCTTTAATATATTGATTTTTTCTTGATGCTCTATTATGTAAAGAGCATAAAGAAATATTTTCCGATTGAGTTCCCCATTTCAAATTATCAACATTATTATTTTTTGGATTATCATCTAGATGAAGAACATTTGGATAATTATTTGGATTTTCTAAAAAAGATTTTGCTACCAAACGGTGAACATATTCTGAAATCCATTTACCTTCATCATTTTTTATGGATACAAATTTATATCCACAATTATTTTCATAAGAATTTACATAATCTCTTTTGGAAAGAGAAAATACTTTTCCATTATCTTCAATAAGATAATTAGAAAGTCCGTAAAGTTTATTAAACATATTAGTGTCTTTTACTATATTTATTTAGCAAAAGACATAGTATAACAGAGATGCTCTCAACGGTCAACGTATTTCTTGAGAGATTCGATTGTCTTGTCCATACTGCTAAACAAAATACCCATATCAGTCTCTGGTGGGAATCCCATCAGGGCGACTGACTTACGAAGATTCTCTTTCATTTCAACCGCTTCTGGGTCATCTGAAAGAGACAATCGTGTATACATTACACGTTGTTTTTCAAGGAGAACTTGTAGTTTTTCAATGTGTTCCAGTTTGGTTTCACGGTCCATCATACCAAAAGTGAGAATACTTCCGTATATCTCCTCTTGTAACTTATTGATTTCTTTCAGTTCGTCTTGAATAATATCGGAGTCAAAAAAGTTACTCATCTATGATTGTCCTTAAAATCTTCTTGTACTGGAATACATCAATATTTAGAAATGGATTGTACTTTTTGATTTTCAAACTGACGGTTTCCCACACTGGATCAAGAAGTTTCTTATCAAAATCCTTTACGATTGAAAATATTTTGTCGTAGATTACGAATGTTTCTGGTGATAATTTCCCGCTTAGAAATCTTTTGAGAACTATCGGATGACCTTTGGAACAGTTGAACACAGTTTCTAATTCGTTCTCTGAGAACAATTCCGTTGATTGTTCTTTGAACAAGTAAGTCAAACTCTGTTGTCTCCGCATCCAATCTGCGTAAGTTCTTTCTCCAGAATTGATAATTTCTCCAATCCATAAGTTTTGTGGGTTGTCTGTGGATACAAAGTTTGCTAGTAAAAAATCTACTATTTCTTTATCTGAATATTTACGACTAGATTTCTCAAACCAGTATTTGTCCTTGCGTTTATTAAATGAAGTGACCGTTGCTCTGGATTTACCTCCATACTTAAAAAAGTCATATTTACTGTTAGTAAAATGACTTTTCATCGAAAGATAAGTTTGATATGTCTCAAAAGGACTCATAACGGAAGTTTTGCTCTCGAAGTTCGTTTCATAAAGTTAAGACGAGTTGCGTCCCACTTTAATTTTTCCTTTAAAGGTTTTGAAATGAGTTTCGTAACTGATTCTACCTCAAGACAATTGATTTCGCAATAGTGACAAATTGCATCAATATAATTAAAGTTTTCTTCTGCTACGATTTTTTCAATCTCAAGAGCAAACTTGGAAGGCGTTAAAAACTTATTCTCGATGGCTTGTTCTAATTCTTTATTTGGTTCCATAGAGTTCCAGTTTATCTCTAACAAACTTTCTAATGTATTCTGTGAGAAGTTTGATGTATTTTGCTTTGTCTCTTTCTTCATAAACGACGCATTCTCCATTTTCACATGCCATGATGATTACAAGTTTTTTGACTGAAATACCAGTCAGTTCGTATAGCATACAACCATATGCCATACATTGAACAAAATAATGCTCAATCCACTCTCGTGGTTTTGGTTTTTTAGAAGTTTTAAAGTCGATTATCGCTAACTCGCCGTCGTATTCGGCAATACAATCAACTGTCCCAGCAATGCCTAGTTGCTTACTATATAGGGACCCTTCAAGGGCGTAAATATTATTTATACGATTTAAGTCTGATTTTGCAATCTTAAAAAGAAAATCAGAGATTGGTTGTACTTCTGGAAGTTCTTGATTTTTAAGATGATGTTCAGTCAAAGTATGCATATCAGTGCCACGACTTGTTGCCGCTTTTGTGATGCGATCTGCTTCTACATCTCCGACTTTTTTACGCCATTTAACAAAGATTTCTTTATTAAAATGACTGGTCACCGAAGTGATGGAGACCAGTCGGATAAGTTCTTCTTCATCAGGAACTTTATAGTACCTTACACCATCAATGGTTTCACGCTCCAACTGAGGGAGATCAAGATCAATATGATTAAACATTAAAAACCAGCATCCATTTTAGCAATAATGTATTCCTTAACAAGTCCAGAACGAACAATATCTTCTACACCAAACTCAATTATATCAAAAGAATTCATTTTACGCAAGACTGTCATAAAATCTACAATACCATTACGCTCATTTGTTTTCTGCAAGTCTGACTGAGAAGCATCACCACAGAAACAAATTTTGGTATTTTCACCAACACGAGTAATGATTGAATCAAGTTCGTGGAAGTTTAGATTCTGAAACTCGTCTACAATAATGATTGCATTATCAAGAGTAGTTCCACGTAAGAATGAAGTTGACCAGAACTTAATGGTTTCTTGCGACTTTAAGTTGCCATAGAGCATCTCAAACTCAGAATCACTAGGCATCTGGAACATATACTTCACCATATTCTTATAAGGAATCTGGTAAATATCTGCCTTGTCTTCGTGAGATCCAGGAAGGAAACCAATCTCACGAGTTGCTACAAGAGAGCGAACCAAATAGATTCTTTCATAAGGAGATTGTTCATCCAGAACATCTTGAAGAGCATTATAAAGTGTAATGAAAGTCTTACCAGTTCCAGCACAACCATAAGCAACAATATGCTTACCATCGGCATAAGAATCAAAGAGTTTTCTTTGATTATCTGTAAGAGGATCAATGTCAATCAAATATTCAGAACTTAGAGGTTTTCTCCTCTTCATCTGTTTTGCGGTCAAACCAACTCCGATTGGTTGGTCATTGTTGCCTCTTTTTCTTCTTGCCATACTAGATTTTCTTTACACGTGAACCAGGTGCTTTTGATGCTTTATGTAAAATGTCATTCCATCCAGGATTTCTTGCGACAAGTTTATCCTTCCACTCACCCACCTCACCAGGAGAAGGGCAAGTAGATGGATCGGACCAATCACGAATCCATTCAGGATTGTCTTTTTTCCACTGATCCCAGACGTGGACACTCATTTCCACTTGTTTCTGTTCACCAGTTTGTGTATTCACTACGGGGTATGTTGCCATAAGTTATAATTTCAAGATAATTTATTTAGATTGCTTAATCGATTCTAATTGATGGTTGAAGTGCTTGAATCTCTTCACATTTGCAATCACCAGTAGGACATTTCCATTCAAGTGCTTCTGCAACAGTCGGAAATGCACAGATAAAAACTCTCTTACAAGCATTTGCAATGTCCATATGTTCTTTCTGAGTTCCGTTTGCCGAACGGAGATTGATATAATGTATCCATGACCTGCAAGAACCGGTCATATAGATGCGTGTGGGCGTCGCTAAGGGCAATACAAACCTTGCACATTCCTTTGCCACGCCTGCCTCTAACATGCGCTTGTAGAGGTTATTAGAGTGCGCAAATAGATCAGCAATTTCAGATTGAAACTTTAACTTTACATAGTCACCAAGATCATCCGTAGAGTTCTGACGGTTCTTTGTATCTTGCTTACGAAGTTCTGGAATAGGAATATTCTCAGTAATCAGATTTGTATCAGCATAACGTTGTGAAAACTCCTGGAATGTAAAGGACCTATGGCGAAGCACTTGAGCCGCAATACCACGATTGGTCTCAATCTCCAATGTCATAGAAGACTGCTCAAACACAGACCAATGATTATGCTTAATACAATAAGCAAGCAACTTGGCATAGTTTTCGTTGTCCTGATTCGCAGGATTAGAAACTCGCGCAATATACGCCATTGTTTTTTCTGCATCGGGAGTTACCGAAATAAGTTTAACTGTCATTTCTTTCCAAATCCTTTTGAGGTTTTTGCTTCAAGGTCTGCGATTTCTTGTTTAACAACTCGCAGTTGTGCTTTCATTTCAATAATTTTTTCTGCTGTATAGAGATGCTCTTGTTTTGTAAGTCTTTCAAGTAACTTAACAAGTTGTTTTGCTCTACTAATCCGCGTATCCATCATCATCTTCAAAGATTTCGTCATAGTCGTGGTGTAATCCTTTCTTTATTTCATCATAGTTAAGATAACTCTGTGTATCAGAATACACTTCTGCTTTCAGAGAATCGACCAAGAGTTCAAGATTACGGACAATGAGTTTTAGTTTGTCTTTATCCATAGGGCATTATTCTCTCTGAGCATTTTAGCATAAAAAAAGGAGGGGATCAACCCTCCTTTACTTCAAGCAACTTGTGGTTGCTTCGCCATATTCAGTTGTGCGGCTTTAAGAAGTTGTTCTCTCTTTGCCTTCTTTTTGAGATATCGAACGAAGTAAATATTCATTTCTGCCCTCTGGTTCTTTCCATAGAGAGCTTGTTTCCTCTTTCATCAACGTAAAACATAGTTCCACGATAGATTTCTACGTGGGGTTCAATCTTAAAAGTTTGATTTGGACGTTCTGCGGTGTCGTATTCAACACCACGATACACGACTTTTGACATTAGGTTTCTCCTTAATGGTTTAGGTTAAAGAGCGTTCCTTCAGTCGGCTTTTGCGTCTATTTTACACTCCTTTGGAGAGATCTGTTTGATCTCCCAAATTAAATCATTCTTTGCCTGTTTGGGAATGTTCTGTTGATGAACTCTCCCAGCAATCAGTTGTGCTTGTAAGCAAGTTAGAATGAGTGCTTCCATAGATGAACGAAATCCGTTCCGAGTCGGCTTACTTCCGTCTGTTTCCAGATGAACGATAGGAGTATTATACTCCCTTTCGCGGATATTTATCAATTATTATTTGTATAATGTGATACAGTCTTATGAAATCTTAATAGGTAAAAAAATTGCCGGGATTTTTTCTCAGCATTTTTGAAATCACTTCCGCTTTTTGGTTTTGGGTGCTTGATAACCCCAAGTCTTTGGACTGATTGTACCAAATCCAAACTCAATACTCTTTAAATTTCCACGAAACTTATCCCAGTACATATCAAACAATTTGATTTTACTTCCTTTTGTAAGATCAAAACAAATCTTATCATCTACAAGATACTTAATGATGTAAGCATCTCTGGGTGCTTCTTTAGTGCAAACTTCTGCATAAGAACCATTTTCAACTATAATGTCACAACCGTAACGTGATTTGCAGGTTTCTTTTTCTGCTGTTGTCCAATGATCCATATGCTTTTCTGTATCTTGTGTCTTTTCAACAACTCGACTCACGAACGTCCTCCCCAAATAATATCTGGGTATGCTTGTGAAACAATATCTTTTGTAATTTTATATTTTGTTTCAAGTTTTTTATCCTTTACAAGACAAACAATCTCTGCTTCCAGTGGATGAAGTCCTTGAAGAGTATTGATAAACATTGTTTCTCTACGAAGAGAACTCAGTCCATCATTACCACCTTTTACAAAGTTATAAAACTTTTGATATTCTTTACGAATCGAAGAACGTCCTTGATCCTGAGAACCAAGAGAATTAGTTCCAAGTTCTTCCATTTTTTCTACTGCATCAGCAATCTTTTCACTCAAAGTTCCTTTGAATGAGTCCATCTCATTTACAGCAGAGTATGGAACATCCCCAGGAGGAAGTGCTGATTGAATTGTTTCGTCAAAGTTCCAAATGAACAGTGTTTTAAGTGAAGGATGAGAATACTTTTGAAGCACCTCTACCTTTTTTGCACTAGATCTTTGTTTTGAAGCAGCATTCAGGATTTCAAAAACAAAAGGATTTGCAGGAAGTTCAGGAATTGCTTCTGCGATTACTGTTGCTTTTGGTGCTGCTGGTTTTTTTGTTGCAGTAGTTTTTGCTCTACTCGTTGTCGCTGTCGTCTTCTTCGTCGTAGTCATGATAGTTTTCAAAGTTAAATGCGATTACTTCGTCAGGTATCAGGTTTCCCTGATGGTCAAACATTTCAGGATGTGGTCTTGGAATCTCCCGATAGTTCATCATGTATTCTCTTGCCACCCAACCTGTTACAAGTCCCACTATAAGAAACAATACGGTTAGAAAGGAACCGAATACTAGACTAACTGCTAACATCTCTTTTTCTCCGGGAAACTACTTTTTTCTTCCTTGATTTAAAGGAAAATTCAAAATAGATAGTGACTTCCCGATTTAGAAAGCAAACTATCTTCTCAAAGATAATGTGGAATGGTTGAGTCTGCTTTCTTTTCCCTCCATTAAGTATGAGTTCAATACCACGATTGAAGTGGTCTTCCTTTTTATTTATGTTCGTGTCAGACGATTTGATTTTCTTTGAGGAATTTGATTGTGTCAACGGATCCTCCGATCTTTTGTTCATTACAAATTACCTGAGGAAAAGTGGAACCTTCTCCAAACTCAGAGTAAAATTGTTGGCGTGTAAAATCTTCATCCAAAGTATACACGACAAAGGGTTGTTTTGTCAACTCTAATACTTGTTTAACCTTATCGCAATATGGGCAACCGATCTTTGAATAAACTGTGAAATTCATATAATAAGTTTAAAATATTATATATTCTACCACAGTTAAAAGTATTGACAAGACCCTGAATTTTAATTAGAATAGGTTTGTTCCCGTTGAAGATGAGAATCTATAATACTTTAAGACTTTAAAATTATCTTGCGTTTGCTTCTACTAGGAATAATACGACCACTCAATAGTTATTTTACCAGGTGTAGTGACTTTTCCATAACTTTCATCATATTTTGGATGAAATGTATCTACACCCTGACTCCAACTATTTAAAGTTCCTTCTGAAGATTTATAATAACTAGATCCACCTCCACCAGATCCAGCTTCTGGTCCGGGACAAACACTAACACATGATCCTCCTGCACCGCCACCATAATATCCACCTCCACCAGCACCACCACCATATTCATAACCAGATTGATTACAAGAACCTCCTTGATGATTAGTTCCAGGAGATGCTTGCGGAGCACTATAATTTAATCCACCAGCACCGGCAGCACTCTGAGTACCTCCTTTACCATCATAACTTGGGTTTGTTCCTCTTTGACCATCTTGTCCTATTGATGTTCCACCCTTTCCTCCAGTGTGAGAACTTGAAAAAAATGTTCCCCCTCCACCACCAGCACAAGCAATAATAGAAGAATGATTTGAAGATGTTGAAGTAAATGAAGTTACTGGTTCATAAAATACGAACGTTCCTCCTCCTCCACCACCACCAAGTTGACCCCTATCAGTCATATTTCCACCATCACCACCTCCACCCCAAGAAGTTCCACCACTGTTAGGTTGCCCAGCCTGACCAATAACTAGTTTATATGTAGTTTGGAGATTTGAGGTATGTGTATAATCAACAAAACCTCCAGTTCCTCCCTGAGATGCTGGAACTGGTGTTGGTGTACTATTTCCAGTTCCTCCACCAGCACCCTGTAAATAAAATCTAGCTGAAACTTTTTGACTTGAAGAAGCCCAACCTGGAGGTGATGCAGAAATAACTGATGATGATGTATATGTATAAGTTGTAGTTTCTGTTATTAATGGACCTCTAACTACTGCCTGAGATCCAGAAATTGAAAATCCAAATTTATTTCCAGTAAAAATTGGAGTCATATTTTAATTAAATCCTGACGGTCTTTTAGAAATACTGAACTTAGAAATAGAAGAACTAGACATCACTTTGTTCTTATATTGGGGTCTAACAAAAAATGTAGTATTAATATCACTAGAAGTTGTATTATTTAGAGAATACTGACAATCAGAATCACGAGTAAACATCAAATCGGAAATATTCACATCCCAATAATGTGGACTATCATTTCTATAAAATGTACCAAATGTCCATCCACCACCATTATTAATGGTATCGCTAGTATCAGATGTATTAACTATTTTTAAAACTCCATCTAAAAATATATAAAAAACTCCACTTTGACGAATTATCATATAATGATACCATTGGTTTAAATTTGAAACTGTTAGATTTGCAGTCCCATTAACATTCCCCCAAGAATATTGTACATTTGCATCTCCTGCTGCACCAACATAGAAATATTGACCAGCCGTTCCACCGTTTGTTCCATTCCTAGATCCACAACTACCATAGTTATAGTCACCTATTGCCCCATAAGATCCCCCACCATTTCCATATCCTCTCCAATTAAACCAAAAATCTAAACAAAAATTAGATGTTCCCAAACTTCCTAAAATAGAATTAGCATTACTTATGTAAAAAACATCGCACGCTGCTTGACATCTATATGATGTATTGTTTCCGGAATTATAAGTACTATCAGTTATAGAATATGGATGTGTAGATCCGTTATATGTGCCGCCACTAGTGGTGGTTAAAGAAGATGCATACCCACCAAAAAGAGTATGTGATGTTGAATTTTCATTAAACGGAACAAATAGATAAGAACTGCTTGTTTGTGAAGAAGTAGTAGTTGTAGGTGCAGTATCAACTCTACCAAAACCCATTCTAGAACCAGTAAAAACCGGTGTCATAATATTAAACTCCTACGTTACCTTGTCTAAATCCTCCATTCTTGGTAGCATAAACCTGGTAACTTGTTGTAGTGGTATTTGTTCCACCAGTATAATGCACAAAAAATGAAACAAAATCTCTATCACTTGCAGTTGAAGATAGAGTGATAGTTGTGCCAGAACCAACTAATGCTCTGGTTGAAATGCCTGTGACTGCTGATCCGTTTTCATATCCAATAATAGTGCAGTTGGTTCCAATACCAGTTGTTCCAGTTGTGTTTCCTGTTCCTGCTGCGTTCTGTGTAAAGATACAAGTAATCGTTGTGCCGTTTGCATTACCTGTAAAGGCAGGCATATTCTTAAACGATACAATACCAATGTTTGCACCAGTTGGAATCGTGTAAGTATAAGTCGTTGCGTTTCTTACATCTAGTTCAAGAACTAGATTGTTTCCACTGTTATAAGTCGTTGCGGCAGAAACAGTTTCAAGAACTCCCTTGAATTTATTTGGGTCAGAATAAACAAAAGAACTACTTCCTCTTTCCCAAGTTAAGGTCTTATCTCCTCCTGCACCACCAAAGATTGTAAATCCAGCACCGTCAGCAGTTGTGTTTGATGCTGAGGATGTGGTTCCAATACCAATATTCTTATCTTCGATTACAAGATTTACGGTATCAATGGTTGTTGTGGTCCCATCTATGGTCAGATTACCGTTGATTGTTAGATTTCCAAATGTTGAAGATCCAGTAACATTAATTGCACCAGCACCTGTAATCGCATATCCAACAGGGACCGATGCACCATAAGTTAACTCGGGTGCCGCTGTTCCTGCCCTGTTGACTAACTTATCTGATCTAAGTCTAGACATTAACTTATCCGATTACCAATATTATCTGTATTTATATTATGAAAGTTGGTATACATCAAGTATAAAATCTGCCCCATTTGAAATAACTAAATCAACACTATCAGAAATCACAACATCCTGATACTTAGTGTACATTAACGTATCAGAACCCACAGGAGTTAAAGTTGTAGTCTCACTTACAGTTCCAACATTTGAAATGGACATTACCTGTGCGGCAAATCCAGAAGTTCCAACAGGAGTTTCTCCATTAACATTTGTAAGACCAGAACCGTCACCATAATACTTTGTGGCACTGATAATACCTGTTGAGGCAGTCATTGTGATGCCAGTGCCAACAGAAGAAACACCAGTGACACGGAGATTTGTGACTGATGATTCTAGAACAGTGTTCTGAACTCTTTGACTATAAGAAATAAACTCAACAATATCTCCTGCTTCTGCTGCTGTTGTGAGTGTAACAACATTTGATGAGGTTTCTGTGAAGTCGCCAGAAGGAAGACGAATACCATTTACATAAACATCAATCATTCCAGGATCATAGTTTTCGGTTAAGGTGAAAACTGATTGTGTGGATGTGATTGTAAAAGATTGCTTGGCGACGATTGCACCACCACCAGCGATACTGATATTAACTGTGTTAGTTGTGGGATTGTAATAGAATGTATTTCCAGCATCAATAAAGTTGAGAATCGTAACACCAGTTCCGATAACGGTTCCAAGTGAATTGATTCCAACACCAGAAATTACATTCGTAAGAGAAGACCCATCACCATAAAACTTTGTAGCAGTTAAGATACCTACCTGTACATTGGTGTCAGTTGCAATACCAGGTCCAAGTATCTTTGTGAATGCCATTTTAGGTTTTTAGATATTTATGTTGGGTAGGCGATGAGGACGATACCGGAACCACCAGAACCACCATTATCAGTAGGACCTACATTCTGTCCACCCCCACCGCCGCCACCGCCGCCGGTGTTTTGTAATGCATTTTGATCTGGACTAAAAGTAGTTGGAGATGGATTTGAACCTCTTCCTCCGCCGCCGGCACCTCCTGCACCACCAGGAGTTCCAAAGTTTCCTCCTCCACCTCCTCCTGCGAAGTAATATGCACCACCAGGTCCAGGAGTTCCATATGACGCTATTGGATTTCTAAATGATAATGGTGCTTGAAGACCATCTCCACCATTTCCACTATTAGTGCTTCTTGGACTTCCGGCAGAACCAGCACCACCACCTCCACCACCACCTTGACTTGGTGAACATGTTCCATTTCCACCAGCATTACCAACATTAATAGATGCACCAGGATTTGGTTGAGATGGTTGCGCTGCCGACCCACCAGTTAATGGTGTTCCACTACATGTACCACCGTTACCATTTCCGCCACCTCCGGAAGCATAAGATCCAGGTGAAGGAGATCCATTATCACCAGCACCACCGCCACCAAGTGCAGTACCACCATTGAAAGTTGTTGAAGAACCAGGAGTTGTAACATATTGCGCTTTAAATGATTTTGAACCACCGGATCCAACTGTCACTGCTAATGGTCCAGAAGATATTGACATTGCTGGATAATAAACAAAACCACCAGCACCACCACCACCAGATGCATCATTACCGCCAGAACCTCCTCCACCAACAAGGAGAACTTCGGCAGTTAATGGTGATGTTGCATTGAATGTTCCAGAATTTGTGAAAGTATGGATTGTCTTACCACCATAAAAACTTATAGAACCACCAGTAGCTCTCGCAGTTCCAGATGATGCAGGAAGCACATAACGAACAACTACGATTCCAGAACCTCCGGCAGATCCACCATCTGTGTTTCTTGCATCAGATTCCCAACATCCACCACCACCGCCACCACCAGTTGACTGAGTTCCTGCAACTGCTAGTCCTTGTTTACCTCCGGATCCGCCACCACCAACACCACCAGAACCAACAACTGCACTATTTCCAGCACCTCCTCCACCACCACCAGCAAACCATTGATATTGTCCTGGTCCAGGATTTAATGCACCAATAGTAGTTGTTGCTGGTGCTGGTCCGGCAATGACAACTTGAACACCTGCACCACCGGGACCAGCAACATTACCCGACGCATTAGTCCCCGAAGATCCAGCACCACCACCACCACCTCCGCAAGTTGTAGGTCCGGCTCCTGGTTCAGCACCTGCTCCACCATTATTTCCTTGTGGTGGTGAATATGGTGGTGAGTTTCCTGTTCCACCTGCTCTGGCACCTGAGTGATTTCCTCCACCACCAGATCCTCCGGATCTTCCAACCTGAGCTTGTCCTCCACCGCCGCCACCACCATCGGCACGAATATATGTTGGTGAGGGAAAACTTACAGGAGTTGGATAAAAGTTTGATGCTCCACCTTCACCACCTGGATATGCACTATTACTAATATTATATGGAGAAGATCCAGATCCAGCACCACCAACAGTTACAGTATATGATCCTGGTGAAATAGAATATGAGGAACCTGCTAATGGATGACCAGGAAGATTTGTTCTCAATCCACCTGCACCACCACCGCCTGCCATATTATTTCCACCACCGCCACCGCCACCAACTACAAGATACTGAACAGAAGTAATAGTAGGATCAGTAACAGTGAAGGTTCCCGATGAGGTGAATATGTGAGCCCTGTATCTTGTTCCTGGTCCTGGATCTAGATAATCGCTAATGACACCTCCACTTGCACCAGCATAACCGCCTCCACCACCACTAGGAGCAGCAAGAACAGCGCCAATACCAAACTGTTTTACAATCGATGCCAGAGAAGTAACAATAGGAGCCATAAATCAGTACCTTCTATATCCGCCGCTTACGTTTGAGAGTAGTTTGTAGTTAAGTGTTGATGCCGCAGAACCAACAGTATTAATGCCAGTAAAGTTAAAGACATCATAACCAGTGGTGCTTGCAGTTGCGACTGTTCCAGACACATAAGCAATGTGAGTCTGTAATCCAGCAACAGCATTTGCACCAAACGCAACACCATTTAAGGAAACGTTCGTGCAACCATAAGCAGTTGCACCTTGCTGAACGATTACCGCAAATGAGATCGCACGATTATCAAAAGAACTATCGGTAGGAATACCAGTTACATTCAGTGTGATGGGTCCTGTTGGGTTTGTACAGATTGCAACGTTACCACCACCAGTATTATAAACAAGACTTACGGAGTTTCCAGATACAAGAGTTGTTTTATCTGCAATGGATGCAACTCTTAAATCCGTTAGAGTTGAAATGCCAGTATTATTAACACCAGAAACTGAAATGCTTGGAGTTCCAGTGAGTCCTTGTGCATTGGTTGCAGTTCCTGTAAGATTTCCAGTTACATTACCACTAAAAGTCGTCGCAGTCGCAACACCAGTTACGGTTAAACCATTAGGAAAACTGGGTGCTCCTGCCCCAGATCTATTCTTAATAGTATCAACATTTATGTTGGACATTGCACTTTATCTTTTTAGGTATTTATAGAGTTAAGGCAGTAACAGAGAGTCGATAACTAATGTTTTACCATCTCCAACAGTGAGATCTATACCAGTCTCAACGTGAAGATCTTTTTCTTGTGCAACAATATAAGGACCACCAGAAGATAGATTAGTATTTGAAGTGACTGTTGCAGCAGTGCTGACTGATGTAAAGATTGCTCCTGGATCTCCTGATTGTAAAGGAGATCCAACTCCGCGCTCATCACCAAATCTTGATATATCTCTTGCCTTTGTCATTGGAGGTTTTTTGAGTATTTATGTTGGGTAGGCGATGATGACGATACCGGAACCACCTGTTCCTGGTACTGTTGGATCATAAGTAGATCCTCCACCTCCACCACTATTCTGTCTTCCATTTTTGTTGACACCAGTAATAAGTCCAGAATCACCACCACCAGCATATGGACCGCCAGGCCCTCCGCCGCCAGATATAGTGGTTTGACCTGGGTTGTAAATACCAGTACCACCACCAGCAAACCATCCTCCTCCACCACCTGGTCCAGGAAAACCAGCGCCAGTTGCAGTTCCAATAGTGGAAAACTGTAATCCTATTCCTCCAAAAGAACCAGATGGACCGGGAGATCCAGCACCGCCGGCACCACCACCTCCTCCGCCGACATTGGTATTGGTAGATCCACCAGCAGCGCCACCAGCATTTCCTTGACCAGGGACACCCGGACCGGGAGAACCTGATGAATTTTGATTGGATGCACCACCACCCGAACCACCAGGTCTTCCAGAATGATCTGTACTATTTGCGCCATCATTTCCACCACCACCACCACCTTCGGTTGCGCTGTAAGGACCAGATGGGTGAGTTATAACTGTGGCAGTTCCACTATTACCTCTTTTTGGATTTATTGAATATGGACCAACAGAAGCACCACCAGCGCCAATAGATATTGGATATGTTGTGCTGTTATTATATGTAATGGCAGCACCATTTGCTGTTTTTGTTGGAGTTGGTGATCCATACCAAAGAAGTCCTCCGGCACCTCCTCCGCCACCATAATATCCTGCTCCACCACCACCAGCAATAATTAATGTTTCGCCAGATATTGGTCCATTTGTGACTTGGAAAGTGCCAGAACCCATAAATGTATGGTATGTCTTACCATCATAAAAACTTATAGAACCACCAGTTGCTTTTGCAGTTCCAGTAGATGCAGGAAGTGTATAACGGACGACTACAATGCCGGAACCACCTGAACCAGAATATGTTCCAGAAGTGCTATTATTATGGCTTGTTCCACCTCCTCCACCACCAGTACTAGCACCACCATTACCACCAGGAGATCCATTTATATTTGGAGAAGATCCAGGATTTCCTGAGTTTAATGAACTGCCGCCACCAGATCCTGTTGTTCCAGTATTAGCAGTTCCTCCCCCACCACCACCAATACCACCATTACCTGCTCTTGGTGCTGGATTATATGAACCACCACCACCGCCGCCAGCCCAATGATATCCATTACCAGAGTTAATAGATGGTGGTGAAGGTATGATATTTACTTGCGATCCTGCTCCACCATCGCCACCACCACTATAAGGAGCTCCGGGATTTCCAGATGCGGCGGATCCACCGCCACCACCACCGCCATAATATGAACCTCCACCAGCGCCAGAAGATCCAGGATTTCCTTGTGGTGGTGATGTTGGTGGACTATTGCCAACTCCTGCTGCACCTGGTTGAGTATTCGTATATCCACTACCTCCACCACCAGATCCACCAGGTTGGCCAATATTTGAGGGGTTAGAATCTCCTGCTCCTCCTCCGCCTCCACCAGTTGAAGTTATTGGACCGAAAGATGATGGAGTTCCACCATTTCCTATTGCACCATTTTGAGAAGCTTCAACTCGTGCTCCACCAGCACCTACCGTTATTGAATAAGGTCCGGGTGATATTGGAAATGGAGATCCCGCTAATGGATGTCCAGAAAGATTAGTTCTCAGTCCACCAGCACCACCTCCACCAGCAAGGTTTCCACCACCAGCACCACCACCAGCAACTACAAGATACTCAACAGAAGTCAGAGCAGGATCAGTGACCGTAAAAGTTCCTGTTGAAGTAAAAATATGAGCCCGATAGTTAGTTCCACTTACATTGTAATCACTAATCACACCTCCACTTGCACCAGTATAAGTAATACCACCTCCACCACCACGAGCATAACGCCCTCGCCCTACACTTTGTTGCGAAATCTCTTGAAGGATCGCTTTAATCGCCCCAGTCGTTAATGGTGCCATAACTTATACCAATCAAACAATAGCGTTTCTAAAATCAGTTGCAGCGAATCCTACAACTCTAAATGCACTGTTAGAAGGTGCGGTTCCGTCATACGAAACAATGAAGGTCAGAAGATCCAGAGCACCAGCAGTGCCTGTCAGAATGATTGAAGATCCAGCACCAACCTTAATATGAGTGGTGTAACCCACATTACCTGGATGTATTCTAACCGTTGCAAGTTGAGTTCCAATACCAGTTGCCGCTGTCGTATTGGTTGGAGATGCACCTTGTGTTACGAGAACTGAGAATGTCTGAGTTCCTGCCGTATCTGTTCGAATACCAGTAAAGGAAACGATACCAATCTGTGCAGTCGTCGTATGAGTAAATACGGTTCCGTTTGCAGCATCAAGATTCAGAATGTTTGATGTCGTTGTTGCAGAAGTCTGAGATTCTACAAATCCTTTTGTCTTAAATGTCGTTCCAGCACTGACAAGACCTGTTGTTCCGTTGAGTGTTGTGAGCGTCGCAACTCCAACCGTAAGACCACCAGCAGAAAGACTGTTTGTGCTTCCAGTAATATCAAACTCAACAGCAGTTGATAATCCAGTATTATTAACACCCGAAACTGTAATACTAGGAGAACCAGAAAGACCCGTTGCGTTTCCAGTTACATTACCAGTGATATTACCAGTGATATTACCAGTTACATTACCCGTTACTGGTCCAACAAAACTCGAAGCAGTTACAACACCAGTAACTGTCGCATCAGTTGTGACTGTGAGTGCTTGTAAAGTGGGACCACCCGTTCCCGCTTTATTTTTTATGACATCAACATTTAACTGCGACATTTTTATACTTCTTTTTAGTTATTTATTCAAGATACATTATAAACATCAGGGATTAAAGTCTTACCCTGATCAATCGTTAACAACACTCCTGTGTCAACAACAAGAATCGATTCTTCCACAATCACATTCGAATCAATCGGATCCGCATTGGTTGTATTTAATGTCATTGTTTCAGTCACGTGAGCAACCGAAACGGAATAAGGAGTGCTTGTGATCCTATCCATTATTCAAACACATTATAGAGATCAGGAACAACAGTATTGTTATCACCAATCGTGACTCCAATACCAGTATCAATGACAAGAATCGATTCACCAATCACAATGTTCGCAGGTATGGTTTCACCTGTTGTTGAAGAATCAAGTGTGATTGATTGAGTGACGTGTGCAAGTGAGAGAATGAATGGTGATTGTCCACCACCAGGATAGTTGATTCTTGTGCCAGCAGAAGATCCACCACCACCAGAAATGCTGACATCAACACGATCACCAACAACGGCAAAAGTATTTCCAACACCAATAAAGTTGATCTGAGTGACACCAGTACCAATCGTAACTCCACCAGACTGAATACCGACACCAACTAATGGATCACCAGGTCTCAGTCCAACATTACCAGTTCTTCCATTGAATCCAGTGACTGCACTTGTGACTGCACCAGCAAAACCAATGTGTCTTGCCTGAATGACCGCACCATTCGCAGGAGCCTCTGAGAATGTCAGAACACTATCATAGATTGTATATGCTCTTGTGATTGTATTATCACTTGGATATTGGGTGACACCATCAATCGTGACTAACAGACTCTCATTGTTTGGAACTGTTCGGGACAGTGTGAACTCTGTCTGAGATCCATTTCCAGTAAAGTTGTCAACCTTATTATCAGTGATATCATAAGTTGGGAAGTTATTGGCAATGATGTTTCCCCAGAAAACATCATCACTTCCAGGAGCAACTGAGAAAACAATAACACCAGGATGTTCTAGACCATAACCATCAGTAGGTGTTGCAGTTTCAAATGGTTGTTGTAGAACACCATTGATCGAAATGGTCAGTTGAGAAGCATTTGTGATTCTTGCTCCTGTTCCATTATTATAAGTCGCTCTGAATCTTGTGTTAATCCCATCAAAAGCAAGATTCAGTGTATGAGAACTACCAGATCCAACAGAAGTCAGATTGATTGTATTGCTTAATAAAGCATCTGCATATGTTGCAGCAAGTTTGATTGTGTCTGCACCATTGTTAACAATATAATAAGCACTTCCAGAAGTCAGACCACCGATTGCACTTCCACCGCCGTGCGTATAGGTGACTCTCTGTCCTGTAACGAACCTATGCTCAATCTCAGTGATTGTGTCGTTTGTGAGAGATACTTTAACTGATGGATCAAACGTCAGAGTGTATGACGAAAGATTATCAAGTTTCTTAAAGTTTCCTGTCGTATCTCCTACGACATAAGGATTGCCGATAAGGGGCATTGATTTATAGACGATCTGCGTTGCTATTATTTAGTATAAAAAAGAGGGGTGGTGTTCCCCTCTGAGTATCATTCGGCAGGTGTTTCTTCTGCTGGTGGTTCGGGAGTAAATAGTTCCCAAGCACCTGCTTCTTCGTCCCAACGATAGAATGAACGTGCTTCAATCTCTGCTTCGGTCAGTGCAGGAGCAGGACCGACTGGTGATTCCCAGTCGGCAGTTTCTGTGTTGAGAACCCAAGACTCAAAGGGCTTTGGTGCAATGAAAGCATCAAGTTCTTCATTAAAACTGTAACCAATCCCTGCGTAGCGTACTCGGAAGTTATTGTTGTATGAGGTCTGCTTCCAGTTGGTATCAGCACCCAGAAGTTTCTTGCAGAATGCTACACCGATTTCTTCTACTTCGTTTCCATTTACGTCCGAAGTATCTTCGTTAGCGACTACAATAACTTGAGTCACTACTTTGTTATCATCTAATTGTGCAAAATGAGCCATTGTTGTTATTAATAGTACTAATTGTTTTGATTATTTATTACGATGAAGAATCAGATTCAAATAATTTCCATTCTTTAGTTTCCTCATTCCAACGATAATTCATTTTTTTTAGTTTTTCTTCTTCTGTTAGTTCTGGTTCTGGAATTGGAGGATCCCATTTTTTAGATTCTCTATTTAAAGACCATGATGGAAATGGTTGAGGTAAAACAAATATTCCCAACTGTTCATCATAGATGCTACCAACTCCACCTATATCAGTGGTTCTGGGATTGTGATATATTCTTTTCCATTTTGAAATAGAATTGAAATGTTTTTTACAATACCCAATACCAATATCCTCATCTTCTTTTCCAAATATATCTTTAAGATGTTTATCTTCAATAATGATTATTCTAGTAATAACATTATTTGAATCTAATTCTGCAAAGTATGCCATTTAATTTTACCACACTTAAATTGGGTATGCAATAAAGACGATGCCAGAACCACCAGCACCACTGGTTACGGAATTAGTGTCTCCTGCCGAAGATCCACCACCTCCACCACCAGTATTTGTTGTTCCCGATGTTGTTGGATTTCTTGGATAAGGTCCACCAGCACCACCTCCACCAGCACCACCAGATCCAGCAGTCTGAGATTCAAAAGTTCCACCAGCACCGCCGCCACCAGCAAAGTAGAAACCACCAGGATTAGGTCCAGGAGTTCCATATGGATTTGATGGATCAATAAATGTTGCTGGTGCTTGTTTTCCTATACCACCAGGTGCAGATGGAGGATTTCCCGGACCTCTTGCATTTGTGCCCGCACCACCGGCACCACCACCGCCGCCAGCATTGTTATTTGGTGATGAGTTTGCATCTCCTCCTGGATATCCTTGCTGCAATAGTCCTGGATAGTTTGTTGCAGATCCACCACCACCATTAGATCCAGTAGGAGCGCCACCACCACCAGAACCACCAGGATTTCCGGGAGCAGTTGAAGGATTTTCAGCAGAACCACCAGCACCACCACCAGTTACACTGATAGGTGATGTAAAGTTAACACTTGATAAACTTCCATTATTACCTCTCGCACCACCTGTTTGAGCAGCACCTCCACCACCAACCGTAACTGTGTATGATCCTGGTACAATTTCCAGAGAACTACTAAACCATCCACCAGCACCACCACCAGCAGTTTGTCCGGTGGTATTGTTTTGTCCAGCACCACCAGAACCTCCGCCAGCAACTATAAGGTATTCAAGTGTTCCGTTACCAGAAGTGATAGAGAAAGGACCAGTTGAAGTAAAGACATGTATTTTTTTATTATTGTAAATATATGTTGTACCTCCTGTGGCAGAAATTGGTGTTGGTGTAGCAATGTAGCGAACAATTACTACTCCATCGCCACCTTTTCCAGAATTTCCTCCTGAGTTTTTTCCTCCTCCTCCACCACCACCAGTATTATCCACACCTGCAGTTCCATTTATACTGGATGGGCTAGCTCCTGCGCCCCCACCACCAGGTCCACCAGATGGAGTTGGGGTACTGTCATAATCACTTCCTCCTCCACCACCAAAAAGTCCTGTTGGTCCAACTGCGGATACCCAAGGAGCAGGCATTATCGGATTAAAAACAGGTCCAGGAAATACTGGGAATGGTTGTCCAGATCCACCAGGTCCAGTACTTCCTTGTCCACCAGCCCCTCCACCACCACCGCCAGAAGTGGTATTATTTCCACTACCACCACGATTTCCATATCCAGTATATGTTCCTGATGGGCTTTGTGTTGAATTTCCATATCCCGATGTAGGAGCTGCTGTTGCTCCCCCACCAGACCCTCCAGGAGAAGCAGTGCCACACGGATTATGTCCGGCACCGCCACCACCACCATTGGCAATTGCAGGTCCAAAAGAAGATGGACTGCCAGGATTACCACCAGGAGATTGTGGTGCATTTAATGTATATGGAACTGCTGCACCACCAGAACCAACAGACACTGGATATGTTCCAGGTGTTAAAGGTATACTAGAGGAATAAAGAACACCGCCAGCACCACCTCCACCATTAGCGCCAGCACCACATCCAGTTCCAGTGCCACCAGAAGCACCACCACCAACAATTAAAACATTTGCCGAAGATACAGATCCAGATTCAACAACAAGACTTCCAGATGCTGTAAAGAGATGATAAGTATAATCACCAGAAACTACTTTTGATCCACCAGTAGCACTAAACGATGGTGAACTTTGTGAAGAAGCATCTGTTCCACTTGCTGAAAATAAATCAGAATAGTCTGATATTTTATTATTGCTTCGGATTCCCATTGTATATTGTTTTTTGAGTATTTATCCTACTCGATACCTAATAATCACTATTCCAGATCCACCTTGTCCGGAACTATTTGGATTGCCATCATTTGCACCAGAACCGCCACCACCGCTACCAGTATTTGTAGATCCCGATGTTCCATTAGAAAGTGGATTACCAACATTACGATTTCCACCCTTACCTCCACCGCCAGGTCCACCAGGAGCGCCAGTTGGTTGTTGATCATTTCCACCAGCACCACCACCACCTGCAAGTGTTAATGGAGATGAAGTAATAGAAATAGAAATTCCAGATCCACCAGATGCATGAGCAGGAGCGGCACTGGCGCCAGATTGTCCCGCGCCCCCTGCGCCACCTCCCCCACCACCTCTATAAGTACTTGAACCACCGTAGTGAGCTCCACCAGCGTTTCCTTGTGTTGGATCTGATGGGGAAACTGGTCCAAGAGATGATCCAGTTTGCTGACCTCTTCCACCAGAAGATCCTCCTTGTCCAGCATCATCAAAATTTCCACCACCACCATATCCGCCACCAAGTGATGTTATTGCAGAAACTCCATTACCTCCACCAGGATTAAAAACACTAGATGATCCATTACTACCTGGACTAGATGACGTTGAAGATGCTCCCCCACCACCAACTTCAACAGTATAAGTATATGGATTAGAAGGAATAGTTACTGTGGTTCCATATGGTGCATATGGGTGTCCAGAGATATTAGTTTTAAATCCACCTGCTCCCCCTCCACCAGAACAACCTGTTGTATTGTCTTTTGCACCACCACCAGATCCACCCCCACCAATGACCAAATACTCTACAGTATTGGGAGAACCAACAGATGTAACCTCAAAAGATCCAAGTGAAGTGAAGGTATGGGTTTTATAAGTTATTCCTCCCGATGAAAATGTATCAATTGTTCCGCCCGTGGCAATCCACGGGCGAGGAGCAGCAGCAGAAGCATCAGTTCCAGTTTTAGAAAAATTATCTTTAAATCTTGCTTGTGGATTATTAACAGATCTTAATCCCATTATGCATATTAACTAATTATTGATATTTATTCCGTTATTATAAAACTTCAATGGTCACTGATCCATTAGCATTATTAGTTGAGTTAGTATATGAAAAACTACTAATCCTGGCAGAATCATAGTAAGAAGATCCGCCACCGCCAGATGAACCACCTTGCCCACAATGTGCGTTACCACCGCCGCCTCCATAATAACCACCTCCACCAGATCCTCCAGATCCACTGCCATCTGGACAAGTTCCAGATCTACCACCTGTATACCCAGATCCACTTTCGGCACCTTGTGCAGATCCAACATTATTTAATCCACCAGTACCGGCAGCGGATTGAGTTCCTCCTGTTGGTCTTACCATTGGGGTATCATTTCTTTCCCCATCAGATCCTGTTGGATATCCACCACCACTATTATAACTAGAAGTTTTTGTAACTGTATCATTACTTCTTCCACCACCACCAGCACCAATCAAAAGATAGTTGGAACGATTTGCAGCATCTAATGGATTATTATTTGTTCCTCTCCACCATCCACTAAATCCACCACCAGGAGCTCCATTTTGCTGAGAATCTCCACCACCTGGATATCCACCAGTAGTTCCACTATTTGGACCTGCTTGTCCAACAACAAAATAATATGTACCAGCTGGCGTAGATGTATAAGTACCAGTTACTGATCCACCAAAACCTGCTTCATAATATCTGTTTGAACCTCTTGCACCAACGCAAGTAACTCTAAGTGTAGGAGATCCTAAAACAGTAGTTTCAAAAACTGCACCTGCTGTGGAAAATGATAAAGTTTGTCCACTAGTATAGACAGTTCCATTATAAGAAATTCCAGATACAGAAGATGGAAGTCTAGAGGCTTTTGTTCCAGTGTTTGCAAAAATATTTCTATATGATGCTATCTTATTATTAATAGATTTAATAGTCATCTTTTTGCGTTGTTAGATATCAGTATCACCATTAATCATAAAGTTAATAGCAGACCCGACACCAACACCACCAGTATCAGGTGCAGTAATATCTACTGCTAGTTTATCGCCAGTTGACAATACAATGGGATAGTTAGTTTCAAAGAAAGTTGTTTCATTTGCTGCAAGATCAATTCTCAGAATTCTATTCGCTGTTACACCAACACCAGTTACAGTCTGACCACTTGGATAAACATAAAGTGATGTTCTTGCAGTTCCAAGACCAGTATTATGCATAATAACACTTCGGATATAAGTTGTCCCAGCAACACCAGCAGGAGTCGAAGTGGTTCCAGCAGTAAAGATACCAACCGTAGCAATACCAGTTACCGCCTGAATATTCAAAAGTTTTGTTCTTTGAAGTGTCATCGTATTACTTTTTAGTTATTTATGAGAACAGATATGCATCAAGTACACTAAAACTTGATGGTAGATTTGTAAGTTGAGAAGCATCACCTTTAAATGCAGATGCTGTCACAATACCAGTTGCTACAACACCACCAGTTAATGTTAATCCAGAAGTGCTCAGTGTTGCAGCAGTTCCGACATTTATATTTCCAGAAGAACTTACAGAAGTTGCATATAAAGTTCCAGTGACCGTAGCACCAGCACTGACTGTTTCAAACTTCTTACTATTGTCATAATAAAGTTCAGAGGCACCATTGCCAGTGAACTTTGCCATCGTTTCACCAGTAGTATGATGCTGAATGATGACATCAGTTGATCCAGAAAGATATAAGTTTCCAGTTCCAGTATCTTCTACGTAACTGTTTGTTCCGTCGTGATAGATTCTAAGATCATCACCATCACCAAAGTTTGCCTTAACATTATCACGAAGATTTATGTTCTGGGTGAAGGTGCTTATGCCAGATGCATAAAACCCAGTTACAACAATACTTGGAGATCCAGTTAATCCTGATGCAAGTGTTGAAGTACCACTAAAAGTTCCACTGAAAGAAGTTGCAGTGATAATACCAGTTGAGTTAATATTTCCTACACTACTAATCCCCGAACCACCTAAGTCAAGATTATCTCCCGATTGGAGTTCTTGAAGTTGATTCGCATTGGGATTATAAATCAGCGGATATCTATTCGCCATTATATCTGAATAGTCTTTTGATTATTTATGCCACATTAAAAGCGATGAATCCTTTGGTGCCATCTCTTTTCAGAACACCAAGTTGTTCGCCATTTAATGCTAGTGTTGCAGCAGTTGTTCTTGTTCCGATTGTCAAACTTGTCATAGCAGTGGTGTTCAGAGTGGTTCCAAACACAATACAGTAAAATCTACCAGATGAAGATGGGGCAGCAGCAAAGGTGATTTGATTCTCACTGATGATATAAGAAACGATTGGTTCCTGAATGACACCATCAAGTGACAAAAGTAATGTATAAGGGTTTGATGTGAAGTATGGTTGACCACCAAGTGTCAGATTAAAAGTGGTTTTAGTTCCGTCAAACTGATCTGAAATATCATCAAGTTTGATGTATGGACCAGTTTGTTGGGGTCTTCCGATATACATTGGAGGTTTTTAGGTATTTATGTTGGGTAGGCGATGAGGACGATACCGGAACCACCCGTACCACCATATGAAGCTTGATCTCCACCACCTCCTCCACCAGATCCAGTAGAAACTACTCCATTACCACCAGGTTGATTAGTGCTGGAAGCTCCGCTGCCGCCTCCACCAGTTCCACCATTAGATCCAGAACCCCTAACAGCTCCGCCGCCACCAGCAGCAATCCACCAATAAGTGCTTCCTGGTCCAGGTGCTCCCAAACCACCTCCAGTAGTTGAAGTTGATTGTGATAATGGATTTCTAAATGTCGTTGGAAGTTGTGTGCCGGCACCACCATTAGCACCAGGAGCTGAACTTCCGGCACCTCCACCTCCACCGGGAGTTGATGCTCCATTATTACCTTGTGTTGGTGCAGGAGTTGATGTTCCCGTTACTCTATTTCCAGTTCCTCCTGGACCAGATCCATTAGCACCTCCACCACCACCACCAGATCCACCTGGACCACCAGCAAATACGTTTTCAATACCGCCAAATCCACCACCCTGAGAAGTTATAGTTGAAAATATCGATGGAGATCCTGCAACAGAAGGTGTTATTTGTTCTCCATAGGCGCCAGCACCACCAGCACCAACAGTAACTGGATTTGGTCCAGGATTAACAGCAAAATCAAAAGCACCATTATATCGGTATCCACCAGCTCCGCCGCCGCCGCCGTCACCAGAACCACCACCACCTCCGCCAGCAATCACAACATATTCAACAGAAAGTGGTCCAGTAGTTACATTAAAATCACCAGAAGAAGTAAATGTATGAATTGTCTTACCACCAAAGAAACTAATAGCACCACCAGTAGCTCTTGCTGTTCCAGTGGATGCTGGAAGTGCATATCGGACAACTACGATTCCTGAACCACCAGCGCCAGAAATAAAGTTATATGGAGTTGGTCCACCACCAGCACCACCGCCTCCACCCCCAGTAGCATAAGTTCCAGGAGTTCCATGATCACTAGGAGAATATCCGCCAGCACCTCCTCCACCTACTCCAGCAGCACCTTGAGTTGGAAGTCCACCGGCACCACCGCCGCCACCACCACCAGCAAACCATTGATATTGTCCTGGTCCAGGATTTAATACTCCTACACCTGTTGTTGTAGATGCTGGTCCGGCAATGGCAACTTGAACACCAGATCCGCCAGGTCCGCCATTAGTGGTACTGATTACCCCAGTCCCAGCAGATCCTGCTCCACCACCACCGCCACCAGCTGATCCAGTTCCTGGACCACCACCAGAATATCCTTGTGATGGTGAGTAAGGAGTTGGACTATTCCCCGATCCACCTGGCTGATTTCTTCCACCACCTCCACCAGATCCGCCAGGATTTCCTACGTTTCCATTAGCACCAGAAATTTCAACGCCTCCACCACCGCCGCCGTCTGCACGAATATAAGATGGTGATGGAAAACTTGCAGGAGTAGGATAAAAGTTTGATACATTTCCATTTCCACCATTAGTATTATTTCCGGTTTGTGGTGATCCACCTCCACCAATAGTTACAGTATAAGGTCCAGGAGAAACTGAATATGAAGGTCCTGTTAATGGGTTTGTAGATGCATCTACAACTCCTGGCAGATTAGTTCTTAATCCACCAGCACCACCGCCACCAGAACCAGCATTTCCCAGAGGTCCTCCGGCACCTCCACCTCCACCACCAGCAACCACAAGGTACTGAACAGAAGTAATCGCAGGATCAGTAACCGCAAAGGTTCCCGATGAAGTGAAGATATGTGCTCTATATCTGATTCCTGGTCCTGGATCCAGATAGTCACTAATCACACCCCCACTTGCACCAGTATAAGTAATGCCTCCACCACCAGAAGGTGCAGCAGAAGTAACAGCAGCAAGACCAAACTGATTGATTAATGTTGCAAGAGAAGTAACAATGGGTGCCATATCAGTAGAACCTAAAATCGCCGTTCTTGATTGAAATGAAGTTATAGTTCGTCATCGTTGATGCAGAACCAGTGGTATTAATACCAATGAAGTTAAAGATGTCGTAGCAAGAAGTACTGCCAGCAGCAACAGTTCCTGATGGATATGAGATACGAGTCGAAACTCCAACCGCTGCTGTGGAGTTAAATGTGACCCCATTTAGAACAAGACTTGAACAAGCATATCCAGTTGCACCTTGACGAACAATCACCGCAAAGTTGATTGAACGATTATCAAAGTCTGATGTAGTAGGGATACCAGTCACACTCAAAGTGATTGGTCCAGTTGCATTATAAACAACAGCAATATTACCACCACCAGTATTGTATGCAAGTGATGGTGAGTTATTGGTTGCAACAGTGACCTTATCAGCAACCGATGCCAGACGAAGATCGGTTAATGTTGAAATACCTGTATTATTTACACCTGATACCGAAATGCTTGGGTTTCCAGTTAAGTTTTGTGCGACAGTTGAAATACCAGCAGTCGTCGCATAACCTGCGGTAGTAGCATTTGTGGCAATACCAGCGATGACTGCATAAGTTGCTGTCGTAGAGATTCCAGCAGTCGTCGCATAACCTGCGGTAGTGGCAGTCGTCGCAGTACCAGTTAATGTACCAACAACTGTTGCTCCATTTGGAAACGTCGGAGCACCAGTTCCTGCCTCATTTTTAATATTATTAACTCTTATTTCAGACATTTTGAGTTATACTTTTCAGTTATTTATTCAGTTACAACAGTACCTCCGAAATCATAGATCTCAGAGGTTGCTACTGACTTATTTGTATATCTCTTACGGTCATCATAGTTTGTTGACCACTTATAATCACCCTGAAAATAAATGGTCTTATCAGTCCCTTGAATGTTCTGAGTCTTAGCAATATGATAGTTTGCCATCTTACAAATAGATTTTCAACTATTTATTCTACCGATCTCTCAAACTCAGTTCCTTCCTGCACAATTCCATCACCGTCACCATCAACTGCATTAGGATCATAAGTCACATCTTTAATCACAGTGCCGCCAAAATCATAAAGTTCTTTGGTGGCATCTGCTTTCTTATTATAGATCTTTCGGTGCTCGTGAACAGTTGTCCAGCGATTATCACCCTGATAAAAGACGGTTACAGTTCCACCCATACCAAAATCTTGTGTATGTTGAATATGATACTTTGCCATTTTTTTCAAGTATTTATTGCTTGATGGTCTGGAAGTTTAGGAAGTAAATCAAAAGATATAATGGTTCTTTGCTTTCTTGATTGATTGGGATGAACAAAGTGTAATGTATAAGAAGGTACAATGACTAATGTTCCCTCTTTGACATCTTGTGGATATGCCAGAGTTGTCGTATCACTTCTAGGGTCTTGCCAAGGAGCAACAAAACAAGTAGGAGTATGATGCTTTGAATCAAACTCCACATAAAGAACACCAGAAAATCCCCAACTGCGATGATTGTGAATCGTCTGGTGGTCTCCTTGTTTATACCTAACAGACCAACAATCAGTCATACTGCACGTTACTTGTGCTTCCTGGCAAAACTCAAACAGTTGAGGTTTGATAAGGTCTTGAAAGTAGTGTAGATATGACTTCTTGTTTGTTTGTCTGTCAGTTTCAAAAGTTTGCAATGTGGTTCTTACAAACTTTTGAGAGTTGATGCGATTGAGAAGTCCCTTCTTTTTAAAATCCCAATCATCAATCTGGTATTGATAAGAAGGGTATTCAAAAAGTGGTGTCTTCATCGTGCTCTATCCCAAGCACAGTGAGCACGTTGACCGTCTTGCAAAACATAGTGAAAAAAGATCTGATGAAAATAAAGTTCACCACTCTTACCAAACAATTTCTTACTCTTCTTTACACCAGGCATTGCATCACGCCAGTGCGGGCGCTCACATCCTTTATAAACCATCCCGTCACCTGCTTGAAGAACCACAGAACGATTCTCACCAGGAACTAATACTTGTGTCTTCTTTTTGTCGGCATAAGTATCGGGAGTTTTAATCCAGATAGGCCAATCAGCATCCTTTCCTTCCAGATTGGTGCTGATATGAACTGTCACAGAAATCTCACAGGCATCACGGTCTGCGTGACGAGTCAGTTCCTGACCAGGAAAATAATAACGGTCATAATAATAAGTATTATAAAGTTTCCGTCCCAGTGCTTCTTCAAGTTTGAGACGAATACCAGTATGAATCTGACGATACTGTGGGTGCCAGTAACGAGCCAGAGAACCTTCAACCTGTTGCTCTACTGGTGTGTGATTAAACTGATCTACCTGTTTGCCCCAGTAGTTAATCTGCCCACGTTCTTGTGGAAGTGGATGGTAAAGTTCTTCTGCATCCCATAGATTCTTGATGACCAAGTATCCATTCTTCTCAAAGGATTCATTACGAGTCCAAGCAGTTCCAGTGTTTTGACGTTCTTGGAACATCAACTGCATTTCTGTCATTTGTTCTGCCATGATTTACCTCACTTCCAACGCTTACCGACCGTCCAACCTACCAAACTCTTACGGGTTCCTTTTGTAACTTTAAGAACACGGTGCATCGTGCGAGAATCAAACAGAATCACAGTGCCACGCTTACGAGGAGCAATATAACTATTCCCTGCCTCATCAAGAAGTTGAAGGTTGCCGCCTTCATAATCATCGGGGTCACTCAGTTGAACCACAAATGAAAGTTTTCTTACAAGTTCAATGTTCTCATTTACGAAGTCTTGTGCTAGACCATCTTGACGATTACCGACACTTACAGGTTTGTATTGAGTTGCAAGTCCTGCGTCATTGTGCCAACCATAGAACTGCCCTTCACTATATTTCGTGAACTGCATTGATTCTCCATCAATACAATGCAAGTCATACAGGAAGTTCTCACGGTTTGCCCGTTCAATGTAGTGCCACACAAATCCACCAACCCAATGTGTGGTGGGAATCCAGGCATTCTGTGAGTTTCGTTTATCTTTGTTTAGGGCATCTCCGTGAAGTCGGGAGTCTGCCATTTGATCTTCGAACTTTTCTGAGAGGTCTCGTTCAATGATATCTACCACATCTTCTGGTAGATCACTGAAATACCAAATGCTTTGAAATGCCATACGTTAATAATGTATTCAGGTTTATTATATAGGATGTTGTGGGGAATGTCAAATAATTAATATAAGAACTCGTAAATACTCATAATTGATCCATATTGCTGGTTTCTTCCATCATCAGAGCTATTTGAATTCCAAATTTGAAAAGGTTTATCACCACTACTACCACTCCTAGTCTTCCATCCAACAGTCCAGGTTCTACTACCAGATGCTAATTCTGCGGCAGCATCAGTATTATCAATAATACGATGAACATATAGTGTAAATCTAGACCATATCTCACTTTGATCAACTCCGGCATACCATACTCCTTTATGCCTATCAGAATCATTGCTAGTGCTCATACCATCCAAACCAGCATAAATTCCACATTGATCAGAATATGCCACACCACCAGGTAACATCCCCTCCATTAAAATCCATGATGTATTTGCATCATATTGTTTTGTAAAACTACCTGTCCAAATAATACCATTAGAAGAATCACTTAATCCTGTTCTAGTGTTATTTCTAAAACGTGTTACGTTTACTAATTTGTCACCAGTAGTGGTAGTTGAAGTTGAGTTTAATAAATTTCTTGCCATTTTTATCTCGCAATTTCGTAAATTAAAATATGAGTTCCAGACTGATGGTGCCTATCATTATCCGCATTATTCGGATTCAATACTTCACAACACCTTACAGATTCATTTGAATACCAACCTATTTTTAAACTATGAGATCCAGCAGCAATATTCCATTCTTTGAATGATTTATGTACTATTCCCAGTGTATTTTCAGCAGATCGATCGGGTCCACAGTAATAAAATCCTCCACCACCTGCACCATTTCTCGGTCCACTACTATCATTATAAGCCAAATATAAATCATCAATTGTGCATGAACATCCTATCTGTGGATAGTTAGGCATACCCTGCATTGGAATAATTCCAGCAACTTGAATAAAAGACTCTGAATTTGATCTCAACTTTGTAAAAGTAGTATTAACTAATGCACTTCTCCCATCAGATACTGCCGAAATGCCAGATCTACTATAATTTTTGTACCTAGTAATATTAATAATACCAGTAAGTGTGGTGGTTGTAGATACATTTAAAATATTTCTAGACATTAGTATAAAATCTCCCAAACTCTAAGGTAACCATACCAATTTGTTTGACCTCTGTTATCTACTGAAGAATAAGATCCACCTTTGTTCGGACAGAAATTCCATCCAGGTCTGTTTCCGCCTCCACCTGCGGTTTCCCATCTTATAATTATTGGAACAGTTCCAACTCCAAAATTTCCTGATGAAATATTTGCACTCAGACCATTTAATGTTTGTGCATGTGCAAAGTTTTGGCAGGAGTGTATGTTAAATTCACGCTCATTACCTCCTGTCATCCCCCAAAAATATTGTGATCCATTATATAAATCTGAAGTTTGATTACTACACCTAATACAAGGTGCTGGTGCATATGAATATGCTTCTAATGAATTAAACTGTGCAGACATGTACAAATAACTTTCTGATGCAGATCTTTGCTTTGAATAGTTATAAGTCCAAATGGTATAGTTTGCCTGATCTCCCATACCACTTACTTCTGTCATAACATACTCACCTGTCGCAACTAATTTAGTTGCTGCTGCTGTTGTTGTTGCGTTTAGTATGGATCTACCCATTTGAATTTCCTTAACTATTTTGTTGATTTGTTAAGATATTTCTACGCCCCAAATATTAAAAGATACGTTTCCATTTAAAGAGTTAACTGCAACTGCGTCACCCGTTCCTAAAACAATTCCAGTTCTCTCTATAACTGCTGCTGCCGTTAGACCGGCGAGAGTTTCTATCTCATGACGATCACCTCTAGTTGCACCAGAATTAACAAGAGCAACTGAAACTGATGTTGCTGCACCAGCTCTGTTAGTTGCAGAAATATTCACAACTATTGGAGTTGTTGCAGTAAATGCAGTTGTCCAAGTATTTGCCGAAGATATTAGTGATGTTTGTAATCCAGATGCCATTTAATGTAGTCTCCTTTTCTGTAATATTTATATTCTATAACTTAGAAAGATCCGCAGAAATATGAAAAAGCAATTCCACCACTTCCCATATTTTTATAAGTGGTGCCATTTTCCGAAAATTCCCACTTACCAGTACTATGATTATATCTTATTTCCCTAGAAGAAGTTACATTACCAGAACCATCAGTAGTTTGAATAACTCTAATACCACCAGTACCAGCAGTAATACTATTTCCAGATCTAAGATCAATAGTATTATCCTTTATAGAAAGGTTAACAGTATCAATGGTTGTTGTGGTTCCATTGACCGTTAAGTTTCCACCAATAACGGCATTACCAGTTACGGTCATTGCACCACCGACCTGAACATCGGTCAGTGTTAATGTATTCGTTACATTAAGATTAGAAGCAGTAATAACCCCAGCAGTGGCATTTAGATTGCCAGTAACTGTCAGATTACCACTGTTCGTAAGATTGCCACTGTTCGTAAAGTTACCAGCGTTAGTAATACTACCAGTGCTTGTTACAGAAACAATACCCGTCACAGCAAGAGTATTGGTTTCAGGAACAGTAACAACTGTCCCAGTTCTTGATTTAATATTGTCTACTCTTAATGTTGACATCTTGAACTTACTTTTTAGTTATTTAGATTAGTTTTCTTCTATAATCAAAATACAACCATCACCAACACTCAGTTGAAATCCAGGTTCAACATCAACAGTTACATCCTCATCGTGAAGTATAAAGGATGTTTTATAAGGTGGTTCAATATCAATATTAGATTCTATCACATTCTTTTGAGTATCACGAAAAGTATTATCAACAAAACCTAACTGAACTGGGATTGTCATATATCTACAATGCTAAAAAATACTCCATCACCAACACTCAATGTTGACCCAGATTCAATATCAACAGTTACATCTGGATCAGCATAAATCACAGCAGTTTTTTGTGGTAGATCAAGATCAATATTAGAATCAATCACATTCTTATAAGCAAATACTGTGGCATCATAAACGACTGATGCTCCACCACCACCAGAAATACTAATATCTACTCGATTATTATGAACTGCAAAAGTATTACCAGTGCCAACAAAGTTCAATGCGGTAATGATACCACTATGAATAGCAATACCACCAGAATGAATACCAATTCCCCTAATACCATCGGTAGCAGTAAGAACTCCTACTTGAATATTAGTGGTATCCTTAATAATTCCACCTTGTATCTTAGTAAGTGCCATAGTTCTACCTAGAAGAGACCAAGAACATTGGTTTGTAAAGTAGTTCCCGATGCTATTCTAAAAGTCGCACCAGAAGCAACTACAATATCTGATGCTCTTGTGAATGCTACACTACCTTCATCAGATCCAACTTCAACACTTATAGAAGTTCCAGCAGCAATCCTAAGTTCCTTTGGAGTCTTAAAGACCTGAAAGAGTGGTGATGATTGACTTGGTGAAAGTGCTGTTGCAAATCCACTCACACCACTAAGTTGAGATCCATCACCAACAAATGAAGTAGCAGTTACAACACCAGCAAAAGTTGCACCAGAACCAACAATACCACCCGTAAAATTCAACGGGTCTTCAAGTGAGTTACCACCTACTTTTGTGATTCTTGAAAGTGCCATATCAGGTCATCTCCAAGATAGTCAGAGCAACATCAATACTATTATTTGTGTCACTCTGAACCGTAAGAGTATCTGTTGCTTCTAATACAATCTTATTTCCCTGCATAAACTCCAAAGTTGATCCCTGTGGAATGGGAACATTTTTGAGAAGTTTAATACTATCCGAACTTACTCTACTTACACCTACACCAACATTAATACCAGAACCAGAAGTATTCGCAAGTGTGATTCCAATTACCGTTGTTGTAGTTGCTGCTGGAACAGTATAAACCGAAACCGTAGTCACTCCTACGTTTGCCTTCGTTTTGAGTTTGAATACGTTCGCCATTTATACTATCCGAATACAATGGAATAAATCAAAGCGTCATCAAGAACGCTACGACCATTAACTCTATAAGTTCCTGAGATATTTATATCCCCTCCAACATCCAGTTTATACGCTGGTTGGACGCTATTAATACCAACACTGCCAGTTGAAGGAATAAAAACAAATCCAGTTGATGCAATACCAACCGAACTTACACCAGTATTATTCGCAAATGTTGGATATACAGGAGATGCCGTTAAATCCTGAGGAATAACATTAAAAGCATTAACCCCTATAAGGTTAGAACCATCACCATAGAATGCAACAGCACTGACAATGCCGGTAGGACCGTACATCGTAATTGCAGATCCAACTTGCAATGTTGATTGCGGATTGGTTGTCCCAATACCCAAGTTTCCGGGATTCGGAACAAATACAATCTTATTAGTTGAAATACCAACCGAAGTTACACCAGTATTATTCGCAAAGGTTGGATATACTGGTGAAGATGTTAGATCTTGGTTAATGACATTGAATGCATTAACCCCTATAAGATTAGAACCATCACCATAATAGACAACAGTTGTGATTCCAGGTTGAGAAGAAGTTACAATACCTGAGGATGTAACTTTAACCTGATCAAGTATTACATCACCAACAACGTGAAGTTTTGCCTGTGGATTTGTGGTCCCGATGCCGACATAGGGAGTCGCTGTCGTAGCAATACCAATATTTCTATTGGAGTCGTCTACTATTATAAAACCAGCAACCTGTGACAGCTCCCTATTATTTGCCATTAGAAAGTTATCTTTCTAGTTATTTATTGAACTTCTTTACCCGTATCATTCCAAAATATGATGAGGTACAAATGGCATTTCTGATTTAACACCAGAGATCAAATCCTTAATATCATCATACTGATTGCACAGATCATCTTCAACAATTCCATAAGATGGATATAAGGTTTTTACTTCTCCTAAATTTGCAATTTCAGTTTCATTAATTGAAGTTTTTTTTCCAAGAAGTCCGAATGATTTCACATAGAAATTAGAAAGATCAAAGTTTTTTACCCTATCAATTTCAAAGTAATCACAAACAATATCAATAGTTTCTTTCTTGTTGCCCAAAAAAGAATTTGTCTCTATCCATAATATTTCAGGAGTATCACTTATCCATTGAATAATATTCAACCATATAAAAACAATTTTTTCCAAATCACTATCAAACTGATATTCTTTCAATGACGGATGACAATGATTTAGATGATACTCATACTTCGTAGATACTATATTATCAATATAATTTGATGTCTTAATCTTATATAAGTGATGCTTTAATTTCCTATACAGGAATACTTTTTTTCCAGTAAGATGTCCAGAATAGTGACATAAAGAACTTTGAAACTTTATGACAGTATTATCGGTTAATTCTTCAATCAGTTTATCATTCTGTATGAGATTATGAATCCAAGACGGTTCAGCATATACAACTGTAGAATTTGCAAGCAACGTTGCCATTAAAGTAGAACCACAATGAGACGTATGATATATTTGATTAATCATTTGCTTCTATGCCATCCACATGTATTCCAAAAAAATGAGATACGCAATATCTACCATACCCTGAATAGTAATCAGAATCTTCTATTGATACATTCTTAACTCCGTGCTCAATATATGATGGTAATAGAATCAAACTATTGTTCATACATTGAAACTCATAATCATCATACTCTGGAAAATAAAGTTCTCCACCAGAAAACTTTCTTGGTTCTTTATGAAAGTAACTAAACGCTAAAAAGTCGTGTCTGATATCTGTGTGTGGTTCATAATAATCGCCATCATGATAATATCTTACCTTTGTTCTACAATAATTAATATGATTTATTCTTTTATGTTGTGGAAATTTATCATAGAAAATATTCAAAAATCCGTGATTGAATAATTTTTGAGTTACGGTTATAATATTAGAAAGATTTTTATCGGCATAGACAGTATCCAGACATAAAGATCTGGATTTTGTCATAAATTCTTGTGTCTCAAAATTCCACGCCCCATGATGCTGACCAGGATCATAAAGTTTTCCAGGTTTTGTGAGGAACTTTAATTCTTCCCAAATCAATTCTAGTTCTTCGTCAGTGTAAAAATTTTCAATAATCAAATGTGGAAATGGATCTTTTAAAATATTAATTCTTCTTTCCATAATATACCATCTATTCAAATCATTATATCATACTAAATCAACTTTCTGCGTTCCAGGGTCTCCATCCTTCTGAACCTTCAACAAGATCCCAAGTTAAAGTTTCTTCATTCCACAAATATCTAAAAGTATCTACTGGTTTTTGAACAGGAGCGACAAATCTATTTCTTTCTGTGCTCCAAACCCAAGAAGGAAATTTTGGCGGCAATGCATAAGTATCATATTCTTCAAGGTAAACATACCCTGGCGAAACAAAAGCATCTCTTTCTGGATCGTAAGTATCTCCTATTGCAGCATACTTATATCTAAATTTGTTATTATAAGATGTCTGTATCCAGTTTCTATCTTGACCATACAAATTTTTACAAAACTGAATTCCTACTTGTTCAGATTCATTTCCATTCTCATCAAGAATATCATCATTTGAAATGACAACTACTTGTGTTACTACGTTATTTTGATCTAATTCTGCGAAATGTGCCATTGTTATTATTAATTTACAGTAAAAGTTCCACCAGCAGTGAAGTCGTGAATCACATAATCCGTTCCAGAAACATTTGCGGTGGTAATTGTTCCACCAGTTGCTTTTGTAGTTGTTCCAGTATATCTCACAATGACTCTTCCAGATCCTCCTGATGCGGAAGTTGTATAGGAATTAGAATTTCTTGCACCACCACCAGTATTGGCAGCAGGTGAAGAAGTTGTAGTTCCATCACCATTATTTCCAATAGAAGAACTAGAAAGAGTGCCACCAGCGCCACCACCACCAAATGCAACTGTCAACGAACTACCACCTCTAAAAGTTGCCAAATCATATCCAGATCCACCAGCGGCGCCATTATTAGGTCCAGCAGTTACACCAGCACTCCCCTTTCCTCCACCACCTCCACAACCAACAGATGACCTACTTACAAAACTACCACCGCCACCAGCATTTCCCTGCCCTGATGTTCCAGCACCACCAGAAGTAGCATGTCCACCAGATCCAGATCCACCAGGTTGACCCACTACTCCCACAGTATAGGGGGGATTGAATCCACGTGCTGTTCCATATCCACCACCGATAGCATTACTGGCACCAGTAAATGAAGTCACAGACCCATTGTTTTTTCCGCTTCCTCCACCACCTATTGTGACTGTACTGCTACTTCCAGGATTTAAAGTTGCTGAGTAAATATACAATCCACCAGCACCTCCTCCACCTCCACCATAAACAGCGAAATCATCATCTGAAGTCGTAAACGTAGTAGATAAAGCAGCATAATCACTGTAAGTTCCACCTCCACCTGCCATCATAAGAACTTCTATATCTAATGACGTTGTTGTAGTTACAAAAAAGGTTTGAAGTATAGACATATTAGGTTAATCCTCCTCCCATAATTACAAATGTATTTGAGGCAACACAAAGAATAGTAGCAACTCCTCTTTGTGCCAGAGTTCTATTTCCAGTCGTTGCTGTTCCAACAAGATACATCGTTACAGAAGTTCCTTGAGTAATTGTTTGATTACTTGAGGAATTATTGTATATAGATACCGTATCACCTACACTGAATATACCAGAGTTAACTGTAACTCCGCCAGTGGTAATAGATATATGCTTTCCAACATCTGATGCGGCAAGAATGTATGCAGAGGTTTGAGCGTTTTGTGGAACTGCACGAACATTTCCAATAGAATCATTTACAGTAGTTGCAGTAACTACTCCAACTGAAATTCCATTAGATGTGCTGTTTCCTCTATTTGTAACTGAGTTTAAAGTATCAGTTTCAGTGTAAGAGGTTATATAAGTTGAAGAATCAACAGATCCATCTGCTTTTAGGAATTGACTTGAAGTCCCACCAGATTTGACAAATGAAGTTGCAGTTGCAACTCCAACTGAAATTCCATTAGATGTACTATTACCTCTTGAAGTTACATTCGCAAGTGTACTTGTTTCCGTATAAGAAGTTAAGTATGTTGAAGAATCAACAGATCCATCTGCTTTTAGGAATTGACTTGAAGTTCCACCAGATTTAATAAACGATGATGCAGTAGAAACACCAGAAACACTTAACTGATTTGTAAAAGTTGTTCCAGTAACAGTAACACCAGTTCCAATGGTTTCAAATTTTTTATTATCATTATAATAAAGTTCTACTGCACCTCCACTTACGAATTTTGCAAAGTTTTTATTTGTTGAATGTTGTTGAATATTAATATCAGATCCTGATATGTAAAGAGATCCTGATCCAGTTTCCTCAATTCTACTATCAGTTCCATCATTATAGATTCTCAGATCATTATTATCACCAATATTTAAGTTATATCCATTTCTAACACTAATTGCACCTTCAAATGTTGAGACACCAGTTACTGTCAGACTAGTTGCAGAAACTGCTCCACCAACCACTGAGGACGATACTCCACTGATATTAGCATAATTTATAGTTCCTGATAGAACCACCCCAGTCAATTGACTTCCATTACCAACAAAGGAAGTTGCACTTATAATACCTGCGGTAATATTCCCACCAGAACTTATTGTGGCACCAGTTCCTACCTCAAGTCCGTTTTTGACCCTAAAATTCTGATTAGGCAAGGTTCAATATCCCCTTACTTTTTAGGTATTTATCAGACCTTAATCGCAGTAAACTTAATCTTATAACTTGTAGAAGAAGAACTTGTAGGAGTAACGAGCAGTCTCATATTACCACCAGAAATATCTACATCAAATGAACCCAAAGAACCATTTGTATAGATGGTTCCATATTCAGTAGGATATGCCAGAGTTCCATTATGGATCGCAAGAACTTTTGTGACGTGATAGTTACTTCCTTGCGTTGCTTGAATCATATACTCAACTGAACGATAAGAACTTGCACTCAATGTATGAATAGCAGTTTGGGATGTTGTTGAGGTTGATGCTGTTACTGTATAATCATTGACCCAATAAGATCCATCATAAGTTAGATTTTCACCTGCTGCTGGTGGAAGAGACAGATTAACATCTGAAAGATCATCAAGAAGTGTTGCTCCACTTCCGCCACCACCTCCTCCTCCACCAGTGCTGGTTGTGTTATAAGAAACAAACTCAACAATATCATTAGCAAATGCGGGGGAGTTTAATGTAACTGATGTACCGTTAGTTGCAACATATTCACTTGCCGTCAACTTAACACCATTTACAAATACATCTAAGAAGTTTACATTATAACTGAAACTAAATGATGATTGACCAGAAGTAGCAGTATTAATACCAGTTGTTCTAAGAGTTGGGAATGTTGCCCAAGTTACTCCAACTCCTGTCGATTGCAGATATTGTCCTGTTGTTCCTGTGGTTGATCCTGTGCTTACATAACTGTTTAGAACAATTCCATCTTTAAATGTTGATACACCAACAACAGATAGACCAGCACCAACAATTGCACCACCATTAAATGTAGATACACCGACAACATATAGACCACCACCAACACTAACATCACTTCTTGCAGTGATGACTCCAATAGAATCAACATTGGTTACGTCTTCATAAGTTAATGTTCCCGCAATAGAAACATTACCAGTAAATGATGCAGATGTAGCACTTATGTGCCCTAAGGTAGAAATGCCAGGAGAAACTGTAAGATTTAAGAATGTTGGTGTATCAGAAACTCTGACCGTAGCAACACCATTAGGTTGAGGATCAGCAGAAGCAATGATGTTATTGCCTCTGAAATCAAGAGTCGTAATGCTTCCAGAAGTACCTACAACAAGTCCTTCATCATATACATTAAATCCGTTCAGGATATTATTAACAGAGAAAATACCAGGAATAGATGCCCATTCCCAAGTGCCAGTACCAGTTGCTCTTAAGATATATTGAGCACCACCAAAATCAATTCCATCTGGTGAAATCTGATTTACATCAAGTTTGTTGATGGTTGCGATACCAGCGTTTACATCACCAACAAACTGTCTTGCAGTGGCAACACCAGAAATTAAAGTATCACCAACAACTTGTAATTTTGCTGTCGGATTTGTTGAACCAATACCAAGATTTCCAAATTCAGGAACATAACCAATTTGAGTTGGTGCAATACCAATCGAAGTAACGCCTGTGCTATTTGCAAAGGTTGGAAATACTGGTGATGATGTAATATCCTGCTGAATAACATTAAATGCATTAACACCAATCAGGTTAGAACCATCACCATAATACTTAACTGTGGTTACTCCTGGTTGTGATGATGTGACAATACCAGAAGCGATTGTAACACCATCAATAGTACCGATTCCAGATACAAATAGATTTGTAGCACTAATGATTGATGCTGGACCTGTTGCTTCAATGTCACCAACAAACTTTTGTGCTGTTATGATTCCAGTAAAGATTGCATTACCAACAACATTTAACTTAGCAATTGGATTTGTTGAACCAATACCAAGATTTCCTGATGTGGGAACGAATCCCATCTCAGTATCGGCAATACCAATTGAAGTAACACCAATGTTATTAGCAAAGGTTGGATATACAGGAGATGCTGATAAAACTTGATTGACAACATTAAATGCATTAACACCAATCAGGTTCGAACCGTCACCATAATACTTAACAGTTGTTACTCCTGGTTGAGAAGAAGTTACAATACCACTTGAAATTGTAACACCATCAATGGTGCCAATACCAGTATAATTGAGATTAGTGCCACTAAGATTAGTGATATTAGCATTGGTGATAGTAGCAACACCAGCATTAATATCACCAACAAATTGGCGAGCAGTGACTACACCATTGAAAATGCCATTATCAATGAATGTTACTGTTGGTTTAGTGTCAGAGGATAAATTAATTGCCTGATATCCTTGACCACTATTAATTTGACCAACACCAATAGTGCCTTGAAATGCTACATTACCAGTTCCGTCATAAACATAGAATGCATTGGTTCCATTTGCCGACTGATAATATCCAGTGCTTGGACGGAAAGAGGAACCTGTTACAATTCCAGTCGCATTCAGTTGAGTTGTATTGAGTGTCCCATAAACGGTTGCACCAATACCAGAAGTTTCAAATGTTTTTACATTATCATAATAAAGTGCTACTGAACCATTTGAAGTAAAAACAGCAAGATTTTCTGATGAACTGGAATTTTGAATAAAGTGTGTGCCAGCTCTGTAATAAGTGTTAGATGCATCAATGAAAAGATTTCCAGTTCCAACATCCTGAATAAAACTATCAAAACTATTATGGAATATTCTTAGGTCATTTCCATCACCAAGATATAGATTTGCATTATCGGCAAGTCTTACATTACTTCTGAATGTCGATACACCAGAAACACTTAATTGCTTGGAGAATAAAGTATCTCCAGTAACAGTTGTAATTCCAGCAAATGTGGATACACCAGAAACATTTAAATTCCCAGTGAGAACTGCATTACGAGCATTAAACTCATCAAAGAAAATATCATCCTTTACATAAAGATCTCCACCCACATAGAGATCGCCACCAGTTGTAGTAATACCACCATTTGAAGCGAGAGTGGTAATACCAGTTACATTTAAATTATTGGAAAGATTCAGATTAGGGGCACTGATTGTATCATCAGTAAATTGAATTCCCTTAACTGCAAAACGAACTCCGTTTGGAACCAGAGTTGATCCAATACCAACTGCATAGTTAAACATCCAGGCATCGGTTGTCCCAATACCATAAGAGTTTGCACCAACCCACATTAACTGCTTGTAGGTTGCTGGTAAACTACTAAATCCAGTAAGAGCAAGATTAACTAATGGGGAACCTTCGGTAGAAGCGATTGCAATACCGCCGTGATTAGCAGTAATATCATTTGAGACATCATTCCCAAAAGCATCAGTCGTGATACCAAGAGTAATTTCTTTGTCAAAGATTCTTAAATCCTGAGCACTAATAACTGTTGTGGTTCCACCAATACTCAGATTTCCTGCAACATAAAGATTGTTATGGAATACTGCCTGAGTATCATAAACATCAAAACCAGTCTGAACATTCAGGTTTTGAATTGTTGCAATACCAGTTACATTTAGATTATCTAATGTAGTCCCATTGACAACATCAAGACCAGCATTTGCATCAATAGATCCATTGAATGTAGAAATACCAGATGCTAAAAGATTTCGTGTGGTAATGTCTTCACCAATTGAAGCACCACCAGTAACATTTACACCACCAACATAAAGTTGATTCTGAACATATAAACTATCTCTAAATGTTCCGACACCGACAAATGTAGATGCCCCACCTACATTGATATCACCAGCAATATTTGTTGACCCAACAACAAACAAAGAGTGGTTTTGTGCGTTTGTTGTTCCAATCCCAACCTTACCGATAGTCTGTAAGACTGTGCGATTCTCGGTAACTGAGGTAATACCAAGATTAAGATTCTGTTGTCTACCGCTCTTATATGGTTGGGACATTTCTGATATTAGTTAAGTGTTTCTAAGATGCTTCCAATAAATTTAACATTAGTGGCACTATCAGAACTAATCTGGATAGAGTCACCTGTTTCAAGAATTAATTTACCAAATAAAAGATTTGTAGAATCATTTGCAGGTATTGGCAAATCTTTCACAATTTCAGTAGTCACTGCAATACCAGCAACTGATCTCTTATGTGAGAATGAAACAGTATGGGTCTGACTACCAATGTTCGCCGCCTGCGCCAGTAGAATAATTCCACTATATCCTACTGGTGCAGTATAAATTCCGACCGTATTGGTATTAACAACTCTTGTAACAGTCTGATATACGTTTAATGGTAATGGCATTTTTTATTCTCCTCCTAGTGCTAGAATAAATGGAGTCATTGTGGCAAACAAACTCTTGGAATAGAATGTACCAGAAATAGTTCCTGTAACTTGGTTAATTTGGACACCATCACCGATTCGGAAGTTACCTGCCTGATCTGTGCTTGTATAAACAACGAGTCCTCCATTTCTAGCGTCTGTCTCATTTTCTTGAATCGGAACTCCACCTTGTGCAGGAAGAGCAGCGTTAATATTAGTTCCAGAACCAATGTATTCAAATGAATGACCAGAAGCAAGAACACGACTTTGCTTAAAGAATGGAACTGTTGTACCAACACCAACAGCATAAGGAACGTTTTCATTCAATACAATGGTACAAATTCCAGCCGATATTGGTGTTGAACGAGTGATTGAATAATAAGTTGGAATTAGTTCTGCTGTCCCTGTTGCTATATTTATTCCCACATCTGGGGCGGAGAATGTGACTGTTGGAGTTGAAGTATATCCTCTACCATTGGATACCATCTCAACATTCGTTACTGAATTTCCAGTTAATTCTACAACTCCTGTTGCAGCAACTCCCCATTCATTTACAGTACTTGGATCAGCAATCGTAACTGTTGGTGGAGTGTTGTATCCACTTCCAGGATTAGTAATATTAATTTCTTTGACTGTATAATATAAGTCTTCAAAATAAACAACCTGCCCATCAAATGGTCTTATTGTATTAATCTTAACTGTTCCACTTCCTTGATATGTGTGGGGAAGAGTTGATGCCCCAACATAAGCAGAAAAACTATTTGCGGCACCTACCGAATCCACACTAAAAACATATCCATAGTTGCCACTTGGATAAGTCACAATACCTGGACCAGAAGGGCAAGTAAATTGAAGTCCAGAAATTGTAACTCCCATCCCAACACTTAGGTTATGATTTGTGTTAGTCGTAACTGTCAAGATACCAGTTACATTATCATAGGATGCGGTTTGAATTCCAAGCGTTGGTACGTTCAGATCAAGAACAAATGTATCAGAATTTTCTGCGGAAGCAGTACTCACAATTCCAGTATATTGAAGTGCGCTTACACCATCAGCAACAAGAGCATAGTTACCAAATGAAGCGTTTGAGTTTGTTAAGTCACAAGCACCACCAGATCCACAGTAAACGGCAATGTCATCACAGATTGTAAATAGTGAAACCAACTGTGCATATCCACTGTTGGTGATTGAAACTCCAATACCACCCTGATTATATTGGGTGAAGGAGTCGGTCACCATTGACTTGGTTGGACCAATAACATTTTTGCCATCAATTTTCATTCCAATACTATTTGGAATGAAGTTAGTGCAGTTACGAATATAGGGTGACTGATCAGAATATCTAATAGTATCTGGGTCAAACGCAAAAACTGCCTTACCAGGATTCAGTGTTCCTGTATAAGACATTTCAGTCACGTAATTACCTGGTGCTACGTGAAATAGATCTTGATTCGCATTCTGAGGAACAATAGAAACCTCTCTTAAACTATCCCCAACAACACTGACTTGGGGTCCAAGTTTAATTGGATTATCTTCTACGTAAGTTCCAGAAGCAACTTTAACAACTGCTCCTGGAATGGTTGATGCAATCGCTACTGCTGCCTTAATAGTGAGTTTTGCATCACCAAGTTTTAATCCAGTATTAGTATCCTTTCCGTCTTTTGTAACATAAAAGATATTAGTAACGCTTACACCCGAACCGACTCTGACGACATCTGTTCCGATACCAGGACGAGATCTTATCGTAAAAAGATCTGCATCAAATGTGTTAAGAGCTAATTCGCCTAGTTGAAGATCTGTTACGGCAGGAACCTTTCCTGGTACAGCAGATCGTTTAATTCTAAATGGAGTCGCCATCTATTCGCATTCGGTATTTACCAGAAGAAGCAGTATATACTGCCTTTTCATATATTTATTCAAGATGCGTTATTCCTTCTTGGACGATAAGCAAACAGGTTTGTCGGAGGATCTGGTTTCATCCATTCTTCTATTTTGTTAAATCTTTCTTCACTATAAAAATATTGCTGAACATACCACAACTTCCAATGCTCATGCCCCTTTGACTGGTTACAATCATGGCAGCAGCAAACTACGTTTTTTGTAACGTCTGCCCCACCTTTTGATTGGGGAACAATGTGATCAATTGTGAGTCTCTCCTCTGACCCACAATAAGCACATTGATGTCCCCATTCTTCTTTTATGTTTTGCCTCCACATTCGTTTCGCCTCCCCAGAACTTGTTACGTGTAAGTTAAACAAGTATTCTTTTGGAGAATGTAGAGGTCCCATAAGTTACTGCGACTTATGATTATTTATTTTGCTTCTTCTTACAAACACTCCTTGCCCAAGCACGACTTAAACTATTCACATAAGAACAAGATTTTCCAGATTCCCCACAGTATGGACATTTCTCATCTGGGGGATCTTTAAGATAACCCTCAGGTGTGTACATCTTTTTCTTTTTAAGATTCTCAGTTTGTTTATGCTTTCTGTGATTCATACAACCACAGGTTCTCCTTGACCTTGTGGAAGTTGAATTAGACCGACATCTTCTAGTTGTTCACGACGAGGAGCACAGCCATTTTCTTTTACATTTGAAGCAACAACATTTGAAGTTGGAAGTGCTTTTGGAATCTCAATGTCTACAACAGGACCCATTAGAAACTTATTTCTTGTAATCGTTCTATTCTGTGGATCAAAAGCAACCATTGCCAGTGCATCAATTTCGTCACCACAATCAACAATCTTCCTTCCAGTCTTGGTCTCAATGACTGAAAAATATTCTTCGTTATACTTTTTCATTTTCTGATTTCTTTTTTTCATTATAAGACGGTTCTGGTTTTCTGTAAAGACCTGGCCAAGTATCACGAATGATCTCTGCAAGTTTGTATGGAGTTTCAGAAGTAATCATAAATCTTGTGCAATAGACAATATAAACATAAGGATTCCGAACAGTTGGAATACAAGGAGGATGTAAAGAAAGTCCATAAAAAAGGAGTTCTTGTGGAACTCCCTTATTTATTTTAGAGTGCGTTGCCCCTAGGGAGAACTTCCTCTGGAAATACAAATTGTTCATGAGGTTGATCTACTGGAGCCATCCAAGCACGAAGACCTTCATTCAGAAGAATGTTCTTTGTATAGAAGGTTTCAAACTCAGGATCCTCAGCGGCACGAATCTCCTGACTTACAAAGTCGTAAGCACGAAGATTAAGGGCAAGACCAATGATACCAATGCTGGAAGTCCAAAGACCCATGACAGGAACAAATAGCATGAAGAAATGCAACCAACGCTTGTTACTAAAAGCAATACCAAATATCTGTGACCAGAATCGGTTTGCAGTAACCATTGAATACGTTTCTTCTTCCTGTGTAGGTTCAAATGCTTTAAAAGTGTTCGCTTGTTCACTATCTTCAAATAGAGTGTTTTCTACTGTTGCACCGTGAATCGCACAGAGCAGTGCTCCTCCCAGTATACCAGCAACTCCCATCATATGAAAGGGGTTGAGCGTCCAGTTATGGAAACCTTGTAAGAATAGGAGGAACCTAAAAATCGCAGCAACACCAAACGACGGCGCAAAGAACCAAGATGACTGTCCGAGTGGATACATGAGAAACACACTGACAAAAACAGCGATAGGCCCAGAAAACGCAATAGCATTGTACGGTCTAATTCCTACTAAACGTGCAATTTCAAACTGACGAAGCATGAAACCTATGAGAGCAAAGGCACCGTGGAGTGCCACAAAAGGCCAGAGTCCCCCAAGTTGGACCCAGCGGACGAAATCTCCCTGAGACTCAGGACCCCAAAGTAGAAGAAGAGAATGACCCATAGCGTCTGCTGGGGTGCTTACCGCAGCGGTCAACGCATTACAACCTTCTAGAAATGAGGATGCTAAACCGTGTGTATAAAAACTCGTGACGAATGTAA